CTAAAAAGATATGGCGATAGCCAAAATAACTAAAAAGATATGGCGATAGCCAAAACAACTAAAATTTACAGCAATATGGAAACAACTAAAATTTACAGCAATATGGAAACAACAGTTTTTTATGTAGCAGTTACCTATAACGGCGGTTTCAATCCCACAGTTGTGGAGAAGTTTGATAACAAAGCAGATGCGAACAGCTATGCAGCTCTTATGTGTCGCTCAAAGCAACGCCGGTACATTGTACTCGAGCAAGTAACAGAATGGGACGGCACTCCTCAAAAGAATGCATGACCTTAGCCGCTGCGGAGAGAAACGATATTCGTGGAACAGTATCAAGCGAAGCGGATTTTAGGAGCGACACCTACAGCGGCACTAAGTTTAATCCTTGCTTTCGCAATATTGTTGCGGAGCAACTAATAAAAATTTACAGTAATATGGTAACAATGAAATTTTCAGCAACCAAGTCAGAAACATTGTTTTTGACACCGACAATTGCAGTTGAACAAGACAGTTCAGAAACAGCAATCCGATTTGCTCTTTGGCATGGCGTGTTCAGTGTAGAGGTAAGCAAGAGCTACAAAACCGTAAAAGCTAAATAACATGGCAAGAAATGAAATGTTTGTAACGGTTTATAGGCTTGAAGTTGAGGCCACTCGAGAGAATTTGGACAGTATGGAGAACTTCATAGAAGCCATTTCGGATTGTGCTATCGTGTCCAATGATGAGGGTTGTGTAGCTATCATAGTAGCGTCTTCGGATGCCTTAGGGACAACGAAATTGGCTAATATGGCACTCAGATTTTTTGGCAAGGAGGGATATAATATAAGTACTCTCGGACTCTTAGGGCCATTTAAGAAACTCAATTGATATTTTTTAACATAAAACTTGGAAAAAAGTTCCCAAAGCGGCTCAATAATTCAAAAAAACATAGTATATTTGCAATATCAAAATTAAACAATAACATTTTAATAACAATTCAAAATTTACAGCATTATGGCAACAAAGAAATTTTCACAGATGACAACGAAGAAGCTGAACGCTCTTTTGGCAACAGCAAGTGATGAAGACAAGAAGGCTATCGAGGCCGTACTCGCAGCTCGTGAACAGACCCAAGTTTCAGTGTCAGGAGAAACACAGCCTGAAGTAGCAAACTCTGTACAGGAGTTCGAAGATACAGAAAATCCATTGACACCAGAAGAAGAAGCGGCTATCAAAGCAGCTGAAGAGAATGGCGGAATTAATCCTATGAGTAACAGTAGCAAGGCAACTCAGGAGAAAAAGCCAAAGATGACCGATGAGGCCCGTCATGCACTGGCCGAAGAGCTGAAGAAGAATGTTAACCACCGTTGTCAGGCAGTTCCTTTCAACACCGCAGAATGGGTTGACGGCTATATCGTCGGAGTGATTGAAGAGAAGCGCAGCAATAAGGTACTCTATGCAATCAAGACAGACGACGGACGCCGCATCGTTAAGGTACATGACAGCAATCTCGTTCGTATTCTGGATGAAGTTGTTGAGCCGGAGAAGAAAGCCCGCGCTCGCAAAGCAAAAGACCCGGCAGACAAAGTTGAATGGACGCCGGAAGCAATTGCCGAAGAGGTTAACGAAGTTATCGGCAATGTAGGTAAACTGGTAGAATTTGAGAAATACCGTATTACAGACGAAAACGGTGAAGAGCACATTGAAATGGTAATCGGCCGCATTGTGGCAATCGTGCCTGACAAACGAGCTCAGCGCTTGCTCTACCGCATTTCAGTTCCGACTCCTATCGAAGGCAATCCGCTCGCAACGAAGACTATGCACAAAGTTGTAAAAGCTGAGGGCATTAAGATTGCCGAAGAGTTCGACGAAGAAGGCGCACAGCTCAATGCCAAGTATTTGGAGCGCCGTGAGGCAGCAGCAACCCGCACTCCGCTTACTCATCAGGACCGTGTAATTCGCTGCGAAGAGAATGTGAAGAAGGCAGAGGAGAAGCTGCAGAAAGCTCAGGAAGAGCTGGAAGCCAAAAAGAAGCAGCTCGAGGATGCAAAGAAGGAGCTGGATGAATATCTCGCCGGTCAGGCAAATGGAGAAACTGCCGAAGCTCCTGCTGAGACTACAGCCGAAGAGGAGTCACTTGCATAACACAGCCACCTGACACCGTTTCTCCCATGGAGCCGTCTCGAAAGAGGCGGCTCTTTTTTTTGCTGCATATCTAAATATGCGGCTATTTTTGTATTATTGCGATTTATGTTAAAATATGTAAACTCATAGAAACGTGCTTCTTTCGCGTTCTAGGACACTTTTAGGCTTTGGGTGTACTATAATATGGGTTGACTTAATTCGACGCGATAGAGGTCAAAAGAAGTGTATCTATCAATGTATTTTTATAAAGTCTATAATATGAATTAAGGCATGGACTTTCTTGAGCTTTAAGCCACCAAGCAGTTATATAAATAGCTGTTAAATTTATGGCTAAAAAGTTGACTCATTTTCTTGGCTTCTAGGACACTTTTATTTGAGAATAATAGTAAACTAAATCTATAAAAAGAAATGAGGAGAGAATGAACGAGAATAATGAAATTTCATATATTTTCGAGGCATTTAAAGCTCTATATTTTTATTTTGAAGCTGCAATAAACCAATGAAAAATTTTTATGTTAAAGTCTGTAAAACAGTGATTTATATCAAAATTATTTTGTACTTTAGCCTATAAAAGAACAAAAGTAAAACTGTTAAAAAATGTTACACATTAGAACACATAAAAGCCGCATGGCCATTATGATTAAACAGCTTATGCCTGAGTGTACAAGCTGTGTAGCTCGTGTGCACAGTGGACTATGCAGCAATTGTCCACATTGGACCCCGAGTGTGGTACAGGAGTTAACAGAGGAAATGGCCGAGAGAATATCCGCCACAATTGGACAGGAGAATATCACAAGGCCCAACGAGAGAAATGTTGAACAAAAATAAATAATTGCAATATGGAAATAAATGAACAAGAGAATACCCAAGAGGTACAGCAAGAGAATTTGCTTGATGGCTCTCAGTCAGTTCAAGCAATGCAAGAAGAAAATGAACTGCCAATCGCTGTTCAATTAGTTCAGCCTCAAGCTGCTTTAGATGAAATAGCAGAGCTTGAGAAGAAATATCGTGAAACTATAGAACGGGAGAATAAATGAGTAATTTTGTTTTAGATTACAGCAAAAAGCAGACTTTGCAAATATCAAATGATGCTTTTTGCTTTTTGTATTATGGCGAAGAGCCATTAGACGAAGACAATTTGGAAGAAGCCAACGAGGTATCTGAAATGTTTTCCAATAATTTTTATATAGAAGATGATTGGAAAGCAGTTGATAACTCAGACCTTATAGAATGTACTTTTGTTCCGTATGTTGAAGACCAAGCCGATTATGATGAATATGAGGACCTTACCAAATATATTCAGCAGCAAATAAAATGGCTTGATGCAAATCATATTAGAGTGTGGTGGTTTAATAACCAAACTGGAACGAGAGAATTACGTGGCGATTTTAAGGTTTATACCAATAAATATGGCCTTAAGTGTTTTCATACAGGCAATCAAGATGAGGATTTTGCGACAGGAAAAATGAGCTTGTATTTTTTGAAGAATTTCAAGAAGCGCATAGCTTAACAAGTGAACGAGAGAAATATAAGGCAGACTACAGAAAAGTAGTCTGCCTTTTTTACATTAAGCTTTCATCTTCTTCTATAACGAGAGAATAACCGACTCCTCGTATGGTTTCTATAGCTACTCGGTTATCCATTTTAAGCATATTTCGCAGTATACATATATGGACGTCTAAGCTACGTTTATTAAAGTAGTTATCATCAGTCCATACTTGTTGCATAAGTATTTTCTTGGGTAATGTTTCGTTTTTATAGGCACATAATAAAGTAAGAACTTGGCTTTGTTTATTATTAAGCTGTGTTTTTACATCGCCTATAGTAAGAATTTTATCTACTGTATTAAACAGGTAATCGCCTATCTCATAAGATGGCTCTATATTTCTTACTCGCACGCCACATCTTTTTAGAACGGCTTTTATTCTTCTTATAAGCTCTTCAATGTTATATGGCCTTATAATGTAATCATCTGCGCCTTCATCGAATGCTTCAATAACATATTCATATTGGGCCCTGTCTGATACCATTATTACCGGTATTTTATTATCTGATTTGCGCAAAAATTTTAATGGCTTTAGCCCCATAGAGGTATCTGTTGTTTTATAATGGCTTAATATGCATAAGTCATAATTCTTTTCTCTGATTTTGATTAGTATATCATTCTCAGTTGAGGTTATTACTTGAAAGCCGTTATACACCAAATAATCTACCAGGATTTTACAGTCTTCATCTTGATAGATTAAAATTCTTGGCAATGCTAATTTAGTGTTATTACTTTTCATACCATTTCTTTAATCTTGTTTTGCAAATCATTATATAAAACTTCATACCAAAATGGATTAAGCCTTAACAGGTCAAAGTATGAATATACGCCTTTTTGGTATATTAAAGAAGCATATTTAAGCTCTTTGTCTGCTCTTTTTTTAAGATGCTCATGATAGAACTTTATAGACTGGTCCACATTTACCAAGAATGGTGATTTATGCTCCATAAGAACTTTCTGCTCTGTATTTTGAGCAAAATAATATGGGATATTCGGCATCGCCCAAAAAGTTAATCCAGCACCATATTCCTCACTTGCTTTATATAAAAAGCCAGGGCATGCGCGAATTGAGTCAGGATATAAGCTTTTACATATTCTTAACTTACGTGGAATAAAAGGATTAAGTAAAGTAGTTAATCGCTTGTTTATATAAGTTGAGTATTTATCAATCATTCTTGTGTGTTCTTTAACAAGTGATGAAACTAACAGCTTAATCCTTTCATTTCCTATAGGGTCACTCAGGCGTATATATTCTTGCCTGAAAGCTTCACGCTGAATACGTATTCTGTCTTCTTTAAGCCGTTGAGACTTTTTCCTTTTAGCTTCTATGCTAGCCATTGCAGCTCTGCGCTGTCCCTCAGGTCCAAACAGTTTTACACCTCGGCAATTATTTAGACCTAAGCCTGTCCATGGCATTTTATCTCCATATCTAGCTTCAATCTCTCTGTTTTCCTGCTCTTCTTCAGATAATTTAACATGCTCTTCTTCCAAGGTAATTTTTTCAATTGCCTCAGATTGAGCCTCTTGAATATTCTCATCATCGCTTTTAATTTCATCGAGAAATTCAAAGAGTTCCTTTTCGGTTAAGTCTCCATATTGCTTAATATCTTCCATGCCACTTAAATAATGACTTGATTATATCTTTTCCAGCTTGCTTGTTAAGCAATCCAAAGTATGCGATTGCAAGTGTGAGTCTTGCTATTTTATGCAATACCCATGCTAATAGATATATAGGGAAATAAAGTATACCTACACGTCTCCATAAAAATTTAAATACCTTTTTCATTTTCTAATATATATAATGGTTGTTTATAATACTTTTCTTGCATATCAAAGTGTCTCTTATATATATGCAAATCATGAGCAAAATGGTAATAAGTGCCTATTGGCACACCGAGCTCATCTGCAACTAATTGTTGAAGCTTTGTCCAGCAGTATTGGTCATTACAAAAACCATAAACCAGATCGTTGCTTCGCATAGTCACACACATATCAAGAGTTCCTATTTGAGGCTTAATATCAAATCCGACTGATAGTGTACAAGGTGTATCATATTCATAGTCATCTTTTTCTTTACCATCAAATATAGTAAACCAAGCTTGACGAGTATCTTTATTCTCTTTAAGCTGTTTAATGCACTTTGCCAATTGGTGATTGCGAGTCCACTGCCATCCATAATTAGAATTGACAATGTTATCTCCACCATGCATTTTATCCCACATAGGAGCATGCTTTTTAATTTCAGCTACACTCCTATCTCCAGACATATACCAGGCATATTCGCGCTCTGCATATCGTTCGCTGAATTTACGCCATTCTGTTGTTATGACGCGTTGCTGAGGATTAAGTAAATAAAAACCAACATTGTAAACAGCTTTTGTTCCAACATTAGTATTTACTCCTTGGCCCATAATAAAAGCATATAAATCTTCAAAAGCCTCAGTAGCATTTTTATAAGCTATGTTCATACGTTATTCTCTTCTTTATAATCTAATATAAGTGTAACTCCATAATCATACCAAAGAAGCTCATCAAGTTCTTTTTCAGTTTTGCAATTATATTTACATAATTCAGCTTCTAAATCCATCGGACTTTCAATATGAACTTCATCTTCTATATACTTTGCCATATCATTTAACTATTTTATTGGTGTTGCTGTTATAAACTCTAAACAACAATTCTTCAGCTTCTTCATTCATGGCATCGCAAATACTTATTGCTTCTTCCATAGATAAGCCTGTAAGTTCTTCGTCGTTATCGTCAAATGCTATTTCGCCAGTAATTACTCTTATTTCAAATGAATTGGCTGATACAAAAGCTTTGGTAGCATCAAGAGCTTGTATACAAATATAGTGTACTGCATCCCAGTATATATAAGACAAAGCGCTTGTATCTTTTAATATATCGATATAAAGCTCTCTCAACTTTTCTGGCTTAAACCATCCATGCTCATCCATTCGCCTATATTCAGCAAGCCATCTACCATACCCATTTGTAGCCTTAAACCTGTTGGCATAAACAGCCACAAATCTAAGAAATTGGTCTGTATAAATAACTCGTGGAATTTCAACTGTTTTCTTCTTGAGCTGTTTCATGTGCTTAAAGTTTATATATTCTCGCGCGTTCTAGAGCGCGCTTATTATTCCATTATTATTCAATCATTCATGTACTTAAAGCACGATATTGCGCGCGAGAATAATGTGAAAATCAATCCTTAGTATGACCCAGTAGACCCGAGTGCTCCATCACCACGCTCGGATGAACGGCTGAAAAGCTCTGACTCAGAAACTTCTTCAAGGCCTTCATACGATACAGGCACAAGAATAAATTGTGCTATTTTCATACCTGGCTTAATGTGGACCTTGGCTTTGCCGACATTAACAACATGTATATGAATTTCACCTTGGTAATCTTCATCTACAATCTTGGCTCCGAGGATAACGATGCTTTCAAATGCTTCTGCTTTCGGTGTTCTACCAGCTCCAAGGCAAGCCCATTTAGAAGTTACAACTCCTGATTTATCGGCTGCCATAAGCATATATCCTTCTGGAATTTCCATCTTAATACCTGATGGTATCAAAACATCAGTTCCTGGATTTACGATAAAGCCTTTATTACTGCCAAAGTTAGGAACGAAAAAATCAATTCCTGCTGCTTTACCAGTTCCACGAACAGGGGACTTTACATTTCTTATTTTTGCAAATTTCATGACTACATCATTTTAACAAGTTTCTTAGCTGCTGTTTCTACAGCTCTAGCAAGTCTATGTTCAACTTCTGGACTTATAAGGCTGTAAACTCCTTCTTTTTCAAAAGCATCAGCCATGATAGCTCCAATTTTTGAAAGCTTAGGATTAGAAGCGTTAATGCCATGCTTATCCATAAGTTCTTTATTGTACTCATACTTAATACCTCTGCCATTTTCTACAGGAATGAGCTTAGCTATTTCTGCATGAGTATTTGACTTTCTGCTCGTAGGAACAGTGATAACAATCTCCTGATTGGTTGTCATGCACATATCTGTGCACATTTCCATTACTTCATTGAAGTCGCGCTTAAACTCTCTTGGAGTTACTGAAATTAAATTTTTCATAATGATGCCAAATTAGCAATTAAGTTCAACATATATGTTTTGTCTTTATCTCTTCTGAGCTTCATCTTATCTTTTAAGGCGAGAGCTACTAGCTGAACACCTATAAAATGATGTTTTGCATGAGACTCGTCAATTATATCCAATACTACCTCTTTGGATATAATCTCATCATAACTTTCGGTCTTGTCAATGATAGCATTTATCTTGATTCCACCAATTACAAATGAAACACCTTTATATCTATATCCTGTGGATTAGACGGAACTCCGAGCATAGCCAGAGCAGTTGTACCTGTTACCATATACTCAATTCTATTTGCATTGCAAAAGTCATTGAGTTTAAAGAGTATTTCTTTCATGTTGATAACTTTTATAATTTTTTGTTGAAAAGGCATAAAGTTTTTGTTTTTATGAAAGTTCTACCTTCAGTACCTACGGCAGCTGTCGGCTTATAAGATACTTTTACTTTTATAGGTAATTTCGATGCACTAATTCGCAGCCAGTATCGTTCTTTATATAGCGGACTACAACACTCAAAATCTGGAGTGCATTCATCTCTAAATGGATTATGACACGCAATACCTATTTTGCAAAGTAATAGCTGTATAATGCATGAAAATGAATATTGATATAACTTTTTCATATCTGGTTAAAATAAATCGTTGTCACTTTCAATTGGTTTTACAGTCTTTACGTCTCCTGGTTTACGCTTCATAACCCAAAGAGTATTACGTGAAGCATCTGGGAACATAGGAGCCATAATGTTAGAAATAAGATTTGAGTCGTAATAGTCTTTAAGAGCCTCAAACATCTTCTTTTGCCAATCATTCAAAAGAGGCTTATAGTCTTTAGCTGAAGCAAATGTACCGAACTTCTTTACTATGCTGAAATGCTTCAACAATATGCCTTCAAGCTCCCAATGGTCAAACTCTTGCACATCAACTCCGCGACCATCACCTGAGTCATAAGTATGATTACCAGCTGCTCCTACAGATGGGTCATAGTTTGGAGTTGAAAGGTAATAAGTAGCGTTATTATTGCCACAAGCCTTAAAGTTCTCCAAAAATGCATCTGCATTCTGTTTGCCAACATGCTCAAGTACTTCAAATGCACAAACCTTATCAGCATTAAATTGGCTAAAATCCATATAATTTTTAACAAGGTCTGCTACATAAAAATGAGCCCAAGGTATATCTGCATACTTTTCAGCAGCTTGTTGAATTGTTTTTTCGCGAATATCAATACCAATATACTCTTTCTGCTTAAATTTGTTTCGGTATAACACCTCAAGTAAATTAGCAGTCCCGCAACCAAAATCAATGATAGATTCACCTATCTTGGCTTCTTTCAAAATGTGAGTCCAACGTAAATAATGCGCAAACCGGTCTCTGTGGAATACATGATGCTCAAACGCCTGGTCTGGTCTGAGGTCTGTTGTATTATAAACTTTTGCCATAATTATTTTTAATTTTATCTCTAAGTTCTTTATTATTTTTTTGATAGTTTGTTAATAGTCGACACAATGGCGGCAAATAATAAAGCCATATATACTAACAGTAGTAGCCCTTGTATACATTCGCTATGCACATACATCATAATAAATATAGGCGAAATCATTACACATGCTATCACTATTGCTATAGGTGCAAGGCATAAACCTATTAAAAAATTTTTAATAAACTGCTTCATAATTATTTGTCATTAAAAATTTCTTTATGTTCTTCTAAGTAGTCATTCATAGAGCCCATATAAGCAATCGCATCAAGAAGATTATCCTCTTTGTGCGCATAAGCCTCACGCGATAACTTAAGAGCTATCATAGCTCTATACATACCAGCAGTTGTTATTTGCTGGTCTTTAGGCGACATCAAGTTATAAAGAGCTGCTGCTCTTTCCATTGATGCCTGGAATGGCCCATATTGACGCTCTTTTTCCTCTGAGCGTTCATTTACAATCTTGTTTGCTTGTTCTAATATATTACTCATGCTTTGAAACTGTTTATTATTTTATCTTTTAACTCTGGATTATTCTCAAGCATTTCCACAAAAAGGTCTGCTGCAACGTTTATACTAAACTGCCTCATATCGTCATTTTCTTGGAAATACCTAAGGAAAACCAGTATTTCCTTAAGCATTTCGTTATTCTCTTTTAACAGTTTAAGTATCTCATCCATTACAGCATCAATTTTAGTTCTGCTTTTAATCTTTTTGCATCAGCACCTCTAAATGTTTGTGCATTTGCCAAGAAGTATCTAACAATATCTCCTGCAGTATCATAAAAATACATAGCATTCGGGTCTGAAGTATCAAGTGTTAGCATTGCCTCTAAATAAGGCACTGCGCCAAAATATACATTAAGCCATGTTGACTTTATATCTTTGGCTATTTGCTGAAAGGTTCTTTTCTTGTCCATTTTATTATCTTTATTTAGATATGCGAATATACTAATTTTCTCCAAGAATAGAAAATTTTTTCATTATAAAATGCACTCACTTAACACTTCTTAACTTGGCCAGATTTTATTGCTCTTCTGGATATTCTATTTGCAGTAATTCTTTGCAAAATTGAATAACTTGCTCATAATTATTATACGCAGTTTGAGTAATAATTCTCCGCTGAAGTACCGTCAGTTTATTTTTAATAATAAACTTATTTATGCTAAGAGAGAGAGCTTTATCATTGCATCTTCTTTTATCTCCTAACTGAATAGCTAACTGAGCATAATGAATACATTTCTTTATATCCTGCACTCCATTTTTAGCTTTATACCTACTAATATATTTTATAATGCATCCTTGTATAAAAGAGCATCTTAAAGCAGTTATAAGCTCTATTGGTTGCATAGCCATATCTTTATAATGGCTACCACCTATTTGTACATCTGTTGCTTTCATATCAATATACTTTACGTTTATGATTATCTGGTATATACCCATTTGCCACTCTCAGTTCATCCATAAACATAACAGAATTGTAATGCTTAGGAAATTCTTTTATCACCTTAAAGCTTGCTGTTTTGTCTTTAACAAAGCTATTATCGCCTACAGGCTCTACATATCCAAGTTTTACAAACTTATAAAGATATGCGGTTTCTGAGTTTCTACCTGGCTCTTTACCAAGCAGAATTTCTTTTGAACTTACTACTTTGCCAACATTATCGTTAACAAATTTTACCATTTCCGGAAATACCGGAGCTTGCTTTCCATTACGTCCCATATTACATAAATTTTTTATATTTGTCAATTTTTGCTTTTATGCTATACATTAAGGCATTTTGCTTTTTATCTTTCGCTTTAAGTGCTTTGATTACATCTTCATCATGAGTGCCTTGCAATATCAAGTGATTTATAACAACGTGATTTTGCTGTCCCTGACGATATAATCGAGCATTAAACTGCTGATATAATTCAAGACTCCATGTTTGCCCAAACCAAACTATTATGCTACCTCCTGCTTGAAGATTAAGTCCATGGCCTGCTGATGCTGGATGTGCTAACATAACTTGTATTTTACCAGCATTCCAGTCTTCAATATCTTTATTGTTTTTAAGCTCTCTTGGCTTATATTTTTTAAGATATTCCACGATTCTATCCCTATCGAATTGATAGGTCCATGCTACAAGCACAGATTGGCCATTTGCATCTTCAATTATCTCCTTAAGAGCTTCAAGCTTAATATCATGAATTGGAAACACATTTCTTTCTTCATCATATATAGCTCCATTAGCAAATTGAAGTAATTTATTTGAAAGGGCAGCGGCATTGACTACGTTTACTTTCGCAGGCTTTTCAACAAATACTGAATTGCCATTTTCGTCTTCTTGCTCAATCGTTTCAACAGCACTTATTAAGTCAAGCACTTTATTCTTTTCAAAGTCATCGTATTGCTTCTTTAGAGCTTCAGGCATTCTAAGCTTTATATAGTTATCTGTCCTAAATGGCATTTCAAGATAATCATCGGCTTTCATGCTTATGCAAATATCCTCTATTTTCTTATGTATTAGATATTCTGAGTCACTCATCAAATCGTATGAATATACGACATGACCATTTGTTTGACCTGGCTGAAAATACCTTTCTCTATATCTAGATATTGTCTTTTCAAGGCGCTCGCCTCTATCCATAAGATATATTTGAGGCCACAAATCAATAAGTCCATTTGGAGCAGGTGTACCAGTTAGTCCTACTAGCCTTTTAAGATAAGGTCTTGCGCTGCGTAATGCCTTAAAACGCTCTGATTTATAAGACTTAAAACTGCTAAGCTCATCAACTACTACCATATCAAAAGGTAATTTGCCTCCGCCATATAAAGCGCAAAGCCATGCGACATTATCTCTTGATATGATATAAATATCAGCTTTTGTTTCCATAACAGCTGCTATTCGCTGTTTAGCAGTACCTATAATCTTAGAAAAGCGCAAATGCTTTAAGTGGTCCCATTTCTCTGCTTCTTCTTGCCAAACTGACTCAGCAACTCGCTTTGGAGCAATCACCAACACTGAATTTATTTCGCAGTAGTCATTCATAAGATAGTTTACAGCTGTCAGTGTTGATACTGTCTTACCTAAACCGAGGTCAAGAAATACTCCACAATAAGGATGTGTAAGTATAAATTCTACCGTGGCTCTTTGGTAGCCATGTAAATCTGTTTCTTTCATCTTTTATTACTGTTAAATATAGCTAAACAAGCTAAACCAAACAAAGCACCTATTATAAATGCAACTATGTTACTTATCATAAATTATACTATCTATAAATTGTTCAACACCTTTTATCGTATCTATTACTTCAACTCTAAAGCCTAAAGCTCTAAGCTTATTGTGCATAAACACTTGAATGCGCCTTGGTTTTCGTCCTGTTGTTTTAAGTTCAACAAATGCAATTTTGCTATGGGGCATTAATACCATTCTATCTGGCAATCCAAGTAAGTTGTCACATAAAAGCTTTATGCACATCCCGTCATTTGCTTTTACTGCTTCAACTAATTTGCGCTCAATTACTTTTTCACTGTCTATCTGTTTCATACTTTATACAATCTTTGCATATTAGCCGCGGTGTGCCGTTGTTTATTATAACAGCACAACATTTGCGTAGTTGTTTTAGACTTGGCTTATAGTGATTATAAACGCCAATCAGCTTATTACATTTATCGCACTCAACTACATATTGCTTAATAATCATACCCTCATTAAATAAAGGTTGTATTCGCACTTATCTATATCAAATATCGCCTTAAAAACTCTAAAGCATTGGCCGGAAAGCATTACATATTCTCCTTTTTTAGGAATGCAACTTATATTTTTAGACGCTAATAGAGGCTTAACTTTTATACTATCTGTTATTTTATAAAAATTTACTATCATATTACAACATTTTAATAAGTTCTTGCATGTATAAGCATGTTACCATCTGATTTGTATTTATTTACATTTTCAGCATTATATTCTATATACTTCATAATAAACTATCTTTACGTTTATAGTATTTCTGTTTACCGTATAAAGGAAAGTTCTTAGTGGATGCTATAGCTTCCCATTCAGGCAATGACCTAAGAATTTCATTAACCTCTCTGGTATTATATCTTGACATTTCTGTCTTATCTTTGCCAAGGCACTCACACCATACTTCAGCAATGCAGACAAAGTCTTTTTGCACTGTACCGTTTTTAGACAATGGGTCTTCAAGCCAACGTCTTCTGTCGTACAGGTCCATTTTATCCCAGTCATCTGGAAATTTAGTATTAAGATATTCTTCAATAATACCTTTTCGCTCATCTGCCTCTGAGTGTTTATGTTGCTCAATCTTAGCAATTATATCTTCATCACCAACGAGGTATAAAGGCTCTTTTGCTAAATATAACTGATATGCTTCAGCCCATATTTGATTTACTTCATCTTGCGTGAGATCATCATTTACGGACTTTGTAGCATATTCTGGTCTTACATCTATAGGCATAAATCGTCTATTTCCTGTCGGGTCACGTAAGAAATCTTTGTTATTAGTAGTACCAAAAAATACGCATTGCCTTTTATATGTTTCTACTGTTCTACCATACGCCGGCCTGAACATATCTTCTCTTTTTGATATGTAGTGCTTGATTGACTCTACTTCTGCTTTCTTAAGGCCTGAAAGCTCTGCCATTTCAATCAGCCACGCCCCTTGTATCTGCTCAAATGACTCCTTGCCCTGCACAGTCGTGAATGTATCTGAGAACCATTCCATGCCGAGCTTTTTAACGAAAGTACTTTTATATGTTCCTTGTTCTCCGACAAGTATAAGCGCTGTGTCGAACTTAATACCTGGCTCGAATACCCTCGCAACAGCCGCCACCAACGTCTTCCTAATGGCGGCTCTAGTATAAGCGTTATCTTCTGCTCCAAAATAATCAATCAATAATGTATTAACTCTCGGTATGCCATCCCACTTTTGAGCACATATATACTCTCTTATCGGATGGAACTTTTTCTTTTCAAATTCAAGCGCAAGCGCGTCGTCCACTTTTTGACTTGACACAATGCCGTAAACACATTCAATGTAATTACGAACACCAGAATAGTCAACATCACGAAGAGGCTCCACAGTATCGACTTTACGCCATGGTAACGAACGTGTAACATATCTTTTATTATCAAAAATGTTTAGCTTAAATACATCTTTTAAGAATTGGTCATGCTGAATTATTATATTCAAGTTATTGGCAGAATTATCATATTCGCCTTTTGTATTAGCGTCAAGCTCTTCTGTCCATGAAGTATCATATTCTTCAGGAACTTCTGCTTTTGCTTCTTCTGCAAACTCGAATTTAGCTTCAGCAAACTTTTCTTCGGCAATATGCTTTTTTGTTGTAGAGTCTTTAGAGGCAAATTCTTCCATTGCCTTAAAGCTCTTTTTATCTTTGTCTTCTTTTTCTTTGCCTGTATCTAAATGGCCAAATTTATGTATGCGAACTAAGTCAAATGCATTACATAATCTACATCCAGCAGGGTCTGTTCCATGGTGAGAATATGCAAATTTATCATCATAGACTATTAAGCCTGCAGCTGTAGAACCATTTATATACGTATATCGCCCTTCTCCAGCTGGTGTATATACATCTGAAAGAAAAGTCTCAATAGCTTCTTGTATAGTATAAGTACGACAGAAAACACCAATTATGCCTTTTTTATCTTCTGGGTCTTCTTGCTTTTTGATAGCTTGCATTATTACATCTGTGCTATCTGTAGCAGTTGGCCATTCGCTCGTATCATGCCAATCATCATATAGCCCAAGAATATAATCAGCTTCAAGGAAAGGTCCGTCTTGAAATTCAAAGTAGTACTCCATATCTGATGATACAGACGGCCAGAACATAAGTCTATTTACATCAAAAGTCGACTGGTCAAACAAATCAATGTTTAGGTCTCCAGCGACTTTTCGAGCAATAGCTTGATATTCTTCTTGTGATACTTCTCTATCAAGTGGAATTATCAATCTGTGTCGTGGCTTTTCAGGGCATGACTTATGAGTTGAATGAATAACCGCGGCACAATCAAATAGCACTGTAAAGTCCCACCAAAAGTTCTCGTGAGAAAAGTCAATATCCAACGTAATTAACTGGCGGTAAAGTACATTTGTTTTATCACGCCTACCATTTGTAAGAAATCCGCCTACAAATCCGCCTACGTCTTTTATCTTACTTTGCTCTTCTTTTGTGGCACTCATAAACCGCTTATATGTTTCAGCGGTTACTACAGGAGTAGCTAGCTTTTGAACTAAATTGCTCCAAGTAGTTTTGGTATTTTTCCATACTTTACTTGAAACATTTAGTCCAACTGCTATGCTCAAATTTTCATCATATTTCAATTTATCTACTTGCATAATATGCGTAAACAATATATAAACACAGCCAAATCATATTTTTAATCTTTTAAGTAGAATGGTGTTGTATATCCATCTGCTCTTAGTGGAAGGTCTGATGCCCATTCAGGAGGAGTACCCATAATGCTTGCCATTTCTTCATAATATGCTTGAGCATTCTCTTCTGGGACTTCGCACAAAACTTCATCATGTATATGGCACACAGGATGATAGTCATTAGCCTCAAGATTTAACATAGAATTGCCAAGTAAATCTCTTGAAATAGCTTGTACAATGTTCTCTGTTAATTTGCCTCCATACGTATCAATTTCGCCCCATTGCTTAGTTTCTTGCACAACTCCTTGGTAACATAATACTCGGGTTGGCATCGTAGAACAGCCTATTTTCTTATCTTTGAATTTAGGCCCATAATAGAATAGCTTTCTGCCAGATGGCAATTGTATTGTCATAAACTCACCATTACAGTCGAAAATTATATTTCTACATGTGCATGATACTGGTCTTTGGTATCTGACAGCCTCTTTCGATGCTTCATCTATTTCTTTCCACATATCTACAATTGCAGGGTTTGCCGAGCGCCATTTACGCACCAGGCTCATCATTTCAGTATCTGATAAGCCCATACGTTCACCACCCATTCGCTTAAGTGCTCCTAATGAGCCTTCATAACCGAGTGCAAGCTCTGAAATCTTTGATTTGTCTCGAAGTACTGAACCTTTTGTAATAGCAGACATTGGTACATTAAACATCTTTGCTCCTGTAGCTTCATAGATTTTACCATCTCCACGGAATACGTCCATTCGCCATTTTTCGTTTGCAAGCCAAGATATAACACGTGCCTCAATAGCTGAGAAGTCTGCAACACTAAATACTTTACCCGGTGATGCTATAAGAGCTGTTCTTACTAGCTGAGACAAAATATCTGCAACATCATCGTACATCATCTCAACTGACTCCCAATCACGGGCTCTAATCATTTCACGTGGTACTTCTATGTGTGATATATGATTTTTTGATAAGTTCTGCAATTGCAATAATCTACCTGCCCATCGTCCAGTTCTATTTGCACCATAGAATTGAAATGTACCACGGACTCTATGGTCTTTCATGGCACAGTTAAGCATAGCATAATACTTCTTAATGGACGTTTTTGAGAGCTTTTTGCGTATATTAAGCAACTCGATAACATCTGGATAATCTGCAAACTCTTTCATTAAATCAGGCATTGTTTCCTTTGAAAGTGACATAACAACACATCCTGTTGTCTTTTCAACCCATTGCCTAATTTGAACTGGTGAATTTGGATTTTCAAGCCCTGTTAGCTGTTGAGCATGTTGCGTTAAGATAGAAGTATATGTGTTATCTACTGCGATAGCAGACTCTGCTAATTCCATATCAACCAAAATACCTCTATCGTTTATATTCTGGTCAAGCACATACATCTTGCGCTCAATATCAGGAATGATATATGCCTCTAATCTCTTAAATATCTCACGCTCTGCAAGTACGTCATATTTGTTATATTCCTTATACATTTCCCACTTTTCAGGAGCATGCTCAGGATAATTCCGAGTACGCATGCCATTAACTCGAGTTGCTTTGCATGGGCATGAGAAGTATTTAATAAGTGCTTTACCAGTATCTAGCTTTTTATCTGTAAGATTAAGGGCCTTTGATACTTCGTCCAAAGAAAGTGGTAAACCACAATACGCAGCTTTTACAGAGGTACAATACCACTGTTCTGCTGGAACATTATATCCTATACGCTTAAAGCTCAAGCGCTCAAATACTGCATTATGTGCCACTTTTACACAATCCGGGTCAAGCAAAGCTTCTTCAAACTCTTCAGGCATTTCTTCACCTTGAGCCAAATCTACTATCTTTACCGGGCCATCATCTAAAGCATATCCTATTATAAGAATTTCAAAGTCTGGTGACTCAATATACTTATAAGCTCCAGACTCTTTAATATCTACAGATGAATATGTTTCAACGTCTATAAAAAGATTTTTTGCCATTATTTCTTTATTTGATATTATAGAATTGTGGAATAGGCAGGACTCGAACCTGCATCTTGCTCTCGTTGTTTTTAAGTGGTACCACGCTGCTCTTCCATTAAGCTACTATCCCAATAGGAGTATAGGCGGGACTCGAACCCCACATTTACTTGGTTTCCACAGACGGTTTCCGAAGTAAGTTTTACCATTAAACTACTATACTCATTGATGCAGAAAGGAAATTACATCATATCGTCATCCTGAACAGCATTATCTCCACCGAAATCTTCTTCAGCTGTTGAGCCACCGGCCAACATCTCTCCATCTTCGAGCTTCTGGAGATTGTTCAATCCAGCAGCAATACCTTTGGATGAAACATTGAAAGCATAGAAGTTGATTGAAGCGCGACCATAACAACCTGAATAGAACTCGTCTCTGCTCATGATTGGATTGAGTGAGCGGTCCACAATGCTCGGCTGACGCATCGAGTTTGCATTGATGAAATAGTGGTCCTCAAATGCTGGGTCATCTGGACGCTCTTCATCGCCATCGCGTAGAGGCAATTTGAGGTTTGCTGGAATACGGCCATTCTTATCTGCGAGTTTTGCCTTACCTGCTTCCTTTGCAGCTTCTATGGCTTTCTTGATTTTGTCAATAGTAGCCGTATCGCTCTTAGGAATAAGAATGCAGATATTATACTTAGGAGTATCGCCCTCATTCATAGCTGTGGGCTCGAACACGTTTACATAGCAAAATCTTACTTTGCCAGTTACAACCTTGGTTGAATTTATTTGATTACTCATTGTCTTTTAATTTAAGTTGTTATTATTCTTTGAAATCTAGTTGTGCTTGAGCATATCCCATTGCTGGTCTCTTGTCTTCAAGCGGTACAAGAGTAGGTTTGCCTTGTGGCTTGATAACCACATCTGAGAGTATTTCCTCAAAACGCTTTTTGCCTACTAACTTCTCAATAGAAGTAATTGGCTTAAGTTTCATATTGAAAATCTCATCTTCTGAAAGTTCGGGGCAACGTGCAAAAATTGCATTAGAAGCTTGGTCTTCGTCAGCCCATTTGCGTCGACTAATTCCTTCAACTAATTTAAGCCCCGGCCATTGCTTATTCTCGTTAACCGCTTTAGTTTGTGCATATTCTGTTATTGAATTAGCCCATTCTATAAGCTTAGGCACACGCTTAACTATATCAGCAATCTCATCATCGGTTAACAACTCTGGGTCTGCAAATTCATGTTGCGCAATTTCGAGCTGTTGCTCATAAAGCTTACGACATTGATTACGCACAGCACAAAATCTGCACCAATCTCCAGCATTAAGTTCTCCTTTACCTTCAAATGCAAGTTCAGCTCTTGGTCTAAGCTCCTCTTCTGCCCATTTACGGAGTTCTTCGATAGATATTTGCCAACTTGATATATTGTTAATGCGAGGCTGTATAATAGTCAATCGCACTTCCGTTATATCATACATTGTATCATATTTCTGCAAAGCTCCAAGCCCATAAAGCATAAGTTGCTTATTCCATTCAGCATATACTGGAACACCTTTTCCATATTTTAAGTCAATAACTTCCATAAGGTTGTCATTGATAACAACACAGTCAGCTGTTCCAAAGCTTTCAGGCACATATTCTGTCAAATCGAGTTTCTGCTCAATTTCCATGACAGCTAACGGATTTTCAGTTTTTGCTTCAGCTAATTGTTCTGAGCAATAATCCGTATAGATAGGTACAACTTCAAGCATTTCCTCGCTGAACAAGTCATTTGCCATTATCTCTTCGAGCCTTTGGTCAAAGTCTTGCTCACTAATGCTGTTAAGTGTATCTTTTCTCAGGTAAAGCTCTGAGAGCTCATGAGCTAATGTACCTTCTTCTGCATATATCGAAGACTTCTTTTCTCCGTATTCATCTTCAAGCTTGGCAGACGGAGTACAATTCAGCCATCTTCCTGCTCCAGAAGCCGAGAGGAGTGCATGACTCCTCTGACTATGTTTCTGTGGTTTAGTACTACTTGTCGCTTGAGCCATATTCTTTTATCGATTTTGCCAAATAACGGCATTGAATAGCACACTGAGCATAAAGTTCTGGATTTTCTCTGCGAAACTTCTGAGCTGCTTTTTGCAACTTCTTTGTACTCGACATAATTACAGTGACTCTAAGAAGTTATACATTTCGTCATACTTAGCCGGGTCAAGCTTTGTTACACTCGGGGCTCCAAGCTCATTGAGTTTCTGCTTGATTACGTCGCGATGCTCATTGACCTTCTTTGCAAGCATTCCGCGAACATCCTCAATGCTCTTAGAGGCAGAAGAAGCAGCCGGAGCAGCAGGTGCTGAAGGAGCAGGCTCGGCAGCGCTCTGAGTCTGGGCAGGTGCCGCAGGCTGAGGAGTAGGTTTTGCGGGAGCTGGCTTTGCTGGCGCAGCAGGAACAGGTTTAGAAACTGAAGCGGCTACTTGAGCTCCACTTGGAACTCCTGCTGCAAACAATGAAGTTAAAAACTTCTGCGTATTTTCAGACAGGTTTACGCTAACCTCAACAGAAATTTTAATGGTTTCCATTTTCGTAATTTTTAATGAAGTTATCTAAATAGTTAATAAACTCGTTTACTGTCATATCTGGTACGTTTGAGAGTTTTTGGTGGATAAGCTCATTATTCTTATATATAGATACGTACACGCCTTTATAATTCAGCTTTACTTTATATTCGCCTTTCAGCATTGTTAGGCATCCATCTTCAGATGAACCTTTCCAAGTATTTGCTGAAAACAAATCAGTTACTAGCACGCCAATATGATTGGCCAATCGCTCTAACTGTATAACATCCAAATTGGCTTCACCCTTTAACACACGGTCAAATGCCTGTTTCGGATATTTAACAGTAGGAAATAACACCTTCGCTAAATCTTCCGTATTTAGCTTGTAGTGCTCAATTACATTACCTATATTAAATTGTTGTTCCATATTTTGGTGAATTTTATTATCTTATTTTCGATATGCAAATATACAAACTATTCTCGAAAGAAAAAAATTTTTCTATTATTTTTTGAGGATTTATTTGTTAAAAATAATTAAACAGCAATTTTAGTGCGGCTTTGAAATTGCTGTAAACAAAGAAACAATAGAAACAATGCCTCTATATATTTCAAACTTAATTTCTTAATTTCCGATTAACATTAATGTTAATAAGAAATATCAGCTTTTAATACGAAAAGATTTAATGAAATTATTGTTTCTTTGTTTACAGTATATATAAGTAATTGATTTTGAGCACTTTAGGCATAAACAATGACTTGTTTATATTGTTTCTATTGTTTACCACTTATGCTTATATAATCCACGTTAACTATAGAGGTGGCTGGATTTTGGCTTATGACATCTACTTGCCTACTTTTTACTTTATTGGTTTTCCATAAAAATCCCAAAAAGCGCTTATACTTCACTGTTTCTACTATTTTAAGTGACTCCCTGTTAGATATTTGCAACTCCACAGTGTCTCTTTTTAGTTCAACACATCCTGCCACATCAGTCCATTTTGATTTGTAATTAAAGCATTTAAGTGTATCAACTGTATTCGTCGTAGTATCAATTCTTATGGAGTCACTCAGCTTTGCAGAAAGTAAGTTTATCGTTTCTGTCTGAGATGATATAACTCTTTGTAAGTCCGATTTGCTTACTTTAAGCTGCTCGATTAGTTTCAAATCCTGCTTTCTGTATTTCTTATATTCAGAAAGTGAAAGCTGAAGCTCTGTTACTTTAGCAGCATTAAGGCTATCAGATACTTTATAGAGCTGGCTTTGTGCCATTATAGACTCTTTTTCTGAAAGCAATACTTCCTGATTGCTTTTAAGCCTATTGTTTTCTTCTTTTAGGTTTTTAATCCTAATTCCTGCTATTACTATAAGTAGAATAGCAACAGCAATTATTCCTATTTTTATGATTATCTTTTTCATGCTCAATTTATTCTCGCTAATTCTCGCATAATCTTTGAGTTTTATTTGTTATTATTCATATTTAATATAAAAATCATTCTCGTAATAATTTCTTATACACGAGAATGGTTTTTATGTGCTTCAGAGGTCTTTATACTCGTACTTAGCATCAAAGCTGGGGCACGCCTTAGCTGCAAATTCTCTGTGTCCATGAATAGTAGCATTTGGGTATTTTACCTTTAAGCTTTTCAGCAATTCGAGTAAAGATTGCTTTTGAGCCTCAGTGCGTGTATCTTTAGGAGTTTTACCGTCTTTAGCAACGCCTCCTACATAACATACTCCTATAGAGTTTGCATTTTGACCTGAGCAGTGGGCTCCAATTACACTTTCATCTCTGCCTTTATGAACAGAGCCATCGAGCTCAATCACATAATGATAACCAATATCTTTCCAATGATTACCATTCACATGCCAATCTCGTATGGTCTCAGTTTTAACATCTCGTCCTTCAGGAGTAGCAGAGCAATGGACTATGATTTTATTTATCTTTCTCATTTAATGTTAGCAATTGACTTATTTTGTCTAATATCTCATGACCTTGTTCGACAGTGGTAGCTTGCACAATCTGCTTAACTATATCAGGTACTTCTGCAGCATGAGCTTTTTTACGTTTGCTATTTTCAACCACAGATTTACCCTCAATATATATAACTGCAACAGTACATAGAATTGTGGCAAATGGAATTATATAGAATGATAATAAGCTTCCAAGTATATCAAACATAAGAGCAAAAAGCATTAGCCTTACATAATCGCCGATTTTTGTAATTGTTCTACGAAATCCATGCGACATCAATGCTTGGCCAAGTGCTTTTGCTGTTGTTGTTCCACTCCAAAAGTCTACGATACTGCTTAGTATCATGAAAATCCAGCAGACTAGAATAATGCCAACTCTAATAGCTATGAAAAACATCAGTCCGTCAAAGTTCTTGGCTTCAATCAGTTCTAACATACTATACGAATTTTTCCCAGTCCAACTTGATTGCTTTTCCGATTGCGTCAGCAGTCCATCTGCAGAAAATCATGCCATCATACCCATCTGGGTCATTGGCTACTTTATGAGCATACCTTAAGCATGCAGCCTCATCTTTCAGAGGATCTGGATAGAAATCTGCATAAGCCATGTTAGCCGCATAGGTAACATCACCTGTTGTCACTTTGCCAGGAATGCTCAATCCTAAGCTTTCCATAGACTTTTTGACTTGGCTTGCAGTCCAAGAATGCTGTTGACCATTAGCATTTACCATCATTTTACTTACGTGCTCTGCAAGAGCATCTGTAAAGTGATAGCCGTGCTTTTTGACATACTCAGAATATCCTTTAGCAGACATAAGAGCATTCGCTGTTTGCTCGTAAGGTAAATCGAATTTGACCTTATGCTCACCATGAGGAGTAGCTATTCTGCTTTCTACTATTACATCCTCTTCATCTTCGTGCTCCTTATCATGGTCGCACGTATGATGCTTTACTATGATACATTTTAATCTGTGTCCCATAACTTTTAGCTTTCAAATTTTTTGATGAAATTCTCCATCATTTCCTGCTGCTTTTTCATGAGTTCTTTCATTTCACCGATAGAACCTTCAATCTTGCCAAAGCGCTGCTCTGTTTCTTGCTTTTCCTTATACATAGGATTAAGTTCTGCGAGTAATGAAGGAGCTTTGTCAATGATGTTTTGAGCTTTAGAAGCAGAAGCCAAAACCTGTTCAGCATTTGCCTTTTGAGCTTCAACTTCGCTTGTCAATCCAGATTTTTCTGTTGACAGAACAAGATGCCCGGCATAGGTAACTGAATGGCTTTCAGGAATAACGTAAGTTGCCATTTTTCCATTGGCCTCTATAGTAACATCTACTACCATCTCTGTTTTGCCAGTCTTCTGGTTCATTTCTAATCGAGGAAACAATACCTGAGTGGCTTTGCCTTGAATAAGGCTAAATTCCTGTGTATCAAGAATGTATACAGGATAATTCTGCTTTATATCTTTGAATAACAACATATAGCTTATCTTTTTGAATTGTTAATAAAAAAGAGGGCACTCAAAGAAGTATAAAACTTCCCTAAGTACCCTCAATTAATTAGGCTGCTGGTTCAGCTGGAATAGAAACGCTCAATGAGCTATTGATAGCATAGCAGTTGGATTTTCCGCATACTATCTTAATAAGTCCTTGAGTCATTCCAAGCTGGTTGATAGTAACAGATGTAGGAAGCGTCGTTCTACCTTGGAATGCAACCACAAACCGTTCATTGATTACCTGTGTCTCAGCTTGGCATTTGCAAGCATTTGGAGTAGTAATCGTGATTGTTGCTACAATAGGCACGAATACTGTAGTTCCATTAAGAACAGGCGTTTCATTCCTGTAAGTAACAGTCGCAAACGGTTGATTTGTAGAAGTTGCACAAACACAACGACACAATTTCTCCTTAAATGTGGCCAAGAACGAAACTTGATTTGCCACAGGAGCAGCGGCTAAGCCTACTGGCGATAATGTAACCATAATCTTTACAGTTTAATGGTTAGACATTACTGGCCACAGCCGCATCCGCAGCTATTACCACCACAGCCGCATCCGCCGTTTATGAGACGAGCGAAATAGTTGTTCTGGCGCTCCTGAGAAAGCTCGAACTTAAGGTCCTGAATTTTCAGAGCCTGTTCGTCCTTCCAGTGGTTATTCAGAGTGTCGATGATGCGTTGAGTATTGTCCTGACCGGCACGAAGAATATCGCACTTATCTTGCTGAGCCTGGAAAGCAGTAGCTGAGAAACCTTGTGTAATTGCAAAGCCAAGATCACGCTGGCCATTGCGGAGTTCGCTAGTCTGCTGACAAGTCTGGAGCTGAACATCTGCGCGGAAATCGGCAATCTGGCGCTGAGTCTGACAGCAGCAATTCTGTAAAGCTTGAATGACATTGCAGTCACCGAGGTTAACAGCGTTGATAACGCGCTCAGCAGAGAAGCCAACCTGACCAGCAACTTGCTGGATAGCAGCCTGAACATCGCAGCAGCACTTCTGAAGAGTGTTGAAGTCAATGTTAAGCGTCTGAGCCAGCTGGCTAAGAGCAAAGCCATTGCCCTGAATAGCAGACTTAATACAATCAGCATTCTGATTGTCCTGCAACTGAGTGCGGATAGCATTAAGCTGAGCCTGAGTTTCGATACCCTGGGTAGCAGCACCTGCACCATCCCCACCAAAGCCAAAGCCTCCATTGCGGAGCAGAGCCATGAACATGAGATAAGCAAACGGATTGTTCATCCAGTTGTTCATACCTCCACCCATCATGGCGGCCATAGGGCCCCAATCGTCTCTGCGGTTATTACCTGCCAGAATGGCTGCTGCTAGGGCGTTGTCATTGTCGCCTCTGTCGCAACAATAGATTTTTTCTGTAACTTCTCCCATAATTTTGAAGAATTTAGAAATTTGTTAAGCAATAAAGTTAATTATAATGCCACCAAAGTTATTGTTGTAAATACTGAACAATGCGTTTTTAAACTTCCGGAACGAAAAGTTTTTGCATCACACAATCGCCACGCCGTCCGCTCCGGTTAATTATTCTACCAATGCGGCGTTATTTACTATCACGTTGCCACTTTTTGCGGTTGGGCTTCCGCTATCCGTGCAATTGTTCAATTCAATACGGGCGTTCGTTCCACACAAATACCCATATTTTGAACCGTTCAAAGATATACAATTTACGAACTTACCAAAATTTTCATCCTTCCCGGACTTATCGCCGGAAACGTAATAATTGTTTGTGTTGTTCTCGCAAATGCAACCAATCACGAATATTTGCGAACCTCTGCCGCCCTCCGCCGCCGTTGCGCTTCCAACTAACGCGATACCGTTATTAACCTGTTTACGGCAATAGGCGTTATATATCGTATCGTGGCAACCAAAAGCGGGCGTTAATCCGGCTTTTACGTTGTATTCAAACAATCCGCCAATAATGGTTGTTTCGCAACGTTCGTGGTCGCTATATCCGTCGTCGTTATTGTCGTGGCTCCAACAATCAATCATCGTTGCAACGGTATGTTTCGCCAATGCCGGGTCAGTCGTTGTGCTGTGCGCGTTGAACCCGTCCCCGGTACTCGAACCGCTAAATGCCCGTGCCGCTTCGCATCGTATCAATTCCACACCAATTGCCGCCTCCCACGACCACGCACCGCCGCCAAATGCGTATTTTGCTGCGCAATCAATCGCCCGTCCGCCGTGGCAAAACCTTAACGAAATTGAACCGTACCAACATTCAATATTAACCATTTCAAAAGCAACGGAACCGTCATTGCCGGAAATACCGGAACCGCCCGGAATGTAAACCGGGTTGGCGGCTAACGTTGTACCCTCTTTGATTTTGACGTACAACATTTGTGCGTCTGTATCATAAAAGAACGTGTAACCCTCGGACGTTTTCACGGCATCCAACGACGTAACACGGGTTATCTTTGTGCTATCACAGCGGTACGTTTTCCCACGTTGTAACGGGTGGCGTTCGTTGTCCGGTATCAACGTACTTTCGTCGAATACCTCATGTTGGAACAATTGGAAATAGTCGGCGGCTGAAAAGGACGACAACGGGGTTTGGTAAACGTTCGTTGTACCCGCAACTAATGTTCCGCTATCAATTTTTGTTCCGCAAATGATACGGTTAACTAATCCACGTTTGCCGATAAGACGGACGGAACGTTGGTTTGACTTGGTTTTGATATTCAAACGTTCGGTCGTGTCCCCTATCAATATAATTGTTGTATCAACGCCTGTTTTGGAAAATGCGGCGGCAAACGTCGCTAATGCGGCACTTTCCGTCGTGCCGGGGTTCGTGTCGTTTCCGTTGACCGCATCCACGTAAACAACGGCGGCGGTTGTTGTGTTTACAGTTGTCCCGCGCTTTATGCTTTGGCGTTCCCATTCGCTCAATTTGTTTATTTCGCCTTTTGTCAAATAGTTGTCGCCAACCGATAATGCCGCACCAACGCCACTAATTTGGAAACGTATCAATATACGGGTTGTATTCTCCGGAATTGTGCCGAAGTGAGTACAAAAACCGCCTGCACTTAATTGTAACGTTAACCGGGAAATCTCGATTGAATCATTGTAAAATATGCAATACATTGCGGCGGTTGTTGCACTACTACTTACAACCACATTATCCGCACCGTAACCGATAACGCCGCCAATCTTAAACGGACTATCCTCCAAATTGAAATCATATCCAATAAATGCAGTAGTTCCGGCATTGTTCACCGTATAAGACAACGTTGTGCGTGTTCTTACAACATTCATTGCTGAACCCTGTAAATTAAATTCGTTGTAATACGGGGCGTAATTAGTTGTTTTAATGGGAATATCTTTTACCTTTTTCCATGCGTTCCATGCGTTCCACGCCTGTTTTGCGAACATACCGAACGGGGTTACATCTTGACCCGTCCACATCATACAACGGTAAATCGTTAACGGCTGTGTACCTTTTCGGTTGTCGAATGTTACACGGCAACGGTTGGATAACGTCGAACATCCGGTTACATTGTAAAAAGATACCCAACCGTCAAATTGCGGGTCGGTCGCTAATTGAACGGCTGAACTAAAGGCACCCGACGTTATAGGGTCAAATGCCACATTTAACGAATGACCTGTACCCGGCGCACTAATTTTCATTAATGCGTTAAGATAATCCGTTGTTGGATTATATGGTAATTGCGACAAATCCAATAAAACCATTAAAGACGAACCCACGGGCAAAACAATACGGTCGGCGTAATATTCCGGCGTTCCTGTAACGATAATATTTTGTACGCCCTCCAATTCTTTAATATGCGAACCCGCCTCAATAAACGGGTCGGGGTAAAAGTTGGTTGCGTCCCCCATACCGTCCGGCAAACCCATTCCCTCGGTTGTCGGAGCTTCAAACAATACATTTACAGACGTGGCGGTTGTTTGGGAGCCGTAAAAAATCGTAAACCCGTAATAATTTTCGGTTGGCATTACGGTTTTCGTTGCCCCGGCGGGCGTTAACGTCATGGAGCCAATAATGTCAAATGTTCCGTCGGCTTTAATACCATTTATATTTACCGGGGCGTTGCCTCCAATGGGCGTTAATGTAAATTTGTATGGTTGACCCGCAACCAAAAATGTATGCACCTTTTGGGAACCCGCATTTGACCCCCTTACAATACCCGTATCCGTGTACGCATAACATCCGGTTGCGTTGATTTGGTTTGTTATGTTCGCAAACGCAATAACGCCGTCCGAACTCATGCCGATAACAGATTTACCCCAATTGGTCGTCTCGTTGTATAATATTGCCAATTCGCCGGGGTTTACGGTCAAATTACCCGCCTTGGATTGGAAATTTACATAATTCCCCGCCGTATAAGCGATATAAAAAACGTTACCGTCCGGCGTGCCCGGATTAGTTGTTGGTGTTGCTACATCTACAAAAGATGCGTTTTCACCTACAGAACTTATTATGTTATTAAGTACATTCCGTAATACTTGACCGGTAATCTCCTGATTACCATTTGTCTTTATAATATTAGCTATAGCCGCTTTTAAGTCACTCCACTTTGCCATATTTGTTACTCTGTTTTAAAATCATTATTAAAATCTCTATTAAAATCTCCTCCAGATAAACTAGGAGTATATCCACCTATATTAGCTATAACAGTATCAGTTTCAAATTCACATTCAACTGCAGCTAAATCTCCTTGGTCTTCCCATTCAGGCTCCATACTAAATGTTGTCAAATCGTAAGTCTGCAGTTTACTTGTAATTTGTTTGCTTTCACATAGCCTTACAATCCTAAGAGCGTCACATAGATATTCTGGAGCAACAAACGTAAACTTATAAATTTTTTTGCTTACCTGGCTTTCAATAAAAGTATAACCCATTCGCTCTGCGGCTTCTTCCTCAAAATCATATTCAGGTTTACCGATTTGTGTATTCAAGTAGCATCTAAATTTGAAATTATCAGAAAAATCTACTATGCCATTTTTAAGCTCAAAGTTATATGAGTTGTAATACTCAAGAAGTAAATAGCCGTCTACTTTATTAGTTACAGTGAATATATCAGAATATATAATTCCTAAACCTGATATTAAAATAGCTAAATAATACAAACCTTCATGCTTTATTTCAACTATAGGAAGAGTACCAGAATATTTAAGAAGCTTGAAGCCAGTATATGACTTGATAGTCAGGCCATTTTCTTTCATGCTTGCCGTTATGTCTGTATACTTGTCAGTGTTAAAGTTATAAAGCCTAACCCAGCTTACAGATGTTCCACTTCTAAGAACTGCTTGAAATGGCAATAACATATTCTTATAGGTTATTAGCGGATAAACCTGGCCAAAAGCATAATCTTTACGGTGATTTTGCAGTGCAAGATTATCGTAAAAAGGCAATGGCGATATGTTATTATTCACTAACTTCATGCTGTAAATATAGTAAAAAATTACGAAACTAGAAAATTTCTTAATAATTTTTAACACACAACTTTATTGAGGCTTATAAAGTAATCTCACTTTAGCACGGCGAGTATTTACATTAATAGAAACCTCGTCTATTTTACCATTTCCTATAGTGGTTTTAATTAATTCGAGCTCATTTAAATCTTCTTCTATAGGAAATTCTATAGTATGTTTCATGCACATTTTTACATCACTAGCATATAAATTACCGAGCACATTACAGTCAAGATTTGATGCAGGCATATCATACATATAAAAGCGCACAAGATATGCCCAAGCTGCATAGAAATTCTGAATTACAGCATTATATGTATCACCGTTTTCATCTATCAACTGTGTTTCAATTATGGGCAATTCTAAAGAAGAGCCATTTTTAATTGGGCATAATAGTGCAAAGCCATCATCTGAGAAATTAGATGGATTAAACAGCATATAATCCACATCAGATGAAAACTGGCTTATGTTTATTTCTTCTGTTTTATCCTTTTGCACGTAGTTAGATTTAACATCTATAGTTACTCCACCAAACAAATCGGTTACATCGTCCATCCAACCAAATTCGTATCGCTGATTTAGGTCTGTTTTATCATATTCTACTTCTGATTGAAAATATGATGATAGCTTTTTGTTAAATTGGTCTACAAGCTTAGTAAAATCAAGCTGAATACTTGTATTATAAGAATATGAGCCTCCTCTCATAAAGAAACTTATATGCTCAATCTTAAACTTGTTATCTTCTATATACCAATAACATCTAAAACAGTCACGAAGCATTTTCATTACATCTTCTAGTGATACTTCTGCCTTTTGAGCGGGCCGGTCATATTCACCTTTAAGTATATTTGTTTTTTGTGTTATGTGTACATAAAATCTTGCCATCGACATTGGTACGGTTGTATCATACAAAAAGCGACTATATTCAGCAGTTGCTTCATGCTGAAGAGTAGGGTCTATTTCTTTAAGTAAAGCCTTTATTGCTGCTGCTATAGAATAACTATCCCTAAGAGTATATTGCTTTCTTAATCTCTGCTCAAATAAAGAATAATAGCTATCATATACATACCACAATGAAGCATTAGCCCAAGAATTTCTACTAATAGGTAAAGGCCTACCTATACCAGTACTACTAGGAATAAACTCATTAGTGAAATACTGACCATAGTCATTCAAACCATATCTTGTAGGCTTATCTACTGCTCTAGAAGTACAGAAAAACATTCCGCCTGTTAGCCCAATACACTTCTTATAATTCCTATTATCTGTGACAAAGTCATCAGATGGCAAATCGTATGTGTTCTTTATACCTTCAGAGTCTTCTACAGAATCTACATCGCAAAGCAGGCGTCTATAGATATGATATACGAAAGGACTTTCTATAATAAACGTATCGTCTGGATTATTTACATTTACCATTTTAACATCATCGCGCAATATGTATTTATTGTCAGGGTCACTAACACCCCATTTCTTTTCTGACTGATATAGCAGCAAGTTATCTGAATTTCTATATAACTGTACTCTATATGGCGTAGAGCTTTCATCTACTAATTCCATTTTGCACGCGTAGCCTGGATTCCATTTACTCCAATATCCGTTTGTTCCAGCGTATACTCCATTAACATCAGAAATGCTAGCATTTCTTATATAAAACTCATTTCCTGCTTTTATATAAGAAAAATAATATTTGTTTATCAAGTCGTTGTGATTGTCAATTGCTTCATTTACATCACTTTCCCAGTATATACCTCCGAAAAAATTAGATATTGAATTAGAACCTCTAACATAAACCTGCATTAAAGAGCGTTTATACAGGTTTATTCTCGATATAGCTGGAGCAAGTTTTATAAGGTCATAAGTATTTTCATACTTGTTAACCACATCATTATATTCATCAAGAGCAGTTGTTTTAAGCTCACACGACTTTTTTTCATAGTCAAGTTTGCAATCTGTTTTATTGAATTCACCTTTATAATACTCTATCCATTTACCAGAAGTCCTATTGTATTTATCTATAATAAGTATCATCTGGTCTTCTAGACTTGAATTGCGCACAAGCTCGTAATCACTCCCAAACAGATTTATTTTACCATCAAGTGAAATACGGAAAAATTCTTGCCCATTTTCTTTAGCATATTTCTTATTAAGCTCTTTATAATGCGGATTTACTTCTACTTTATCACCGCCATTCTTCGATATGTAAAATTTATATTTTGGAGGTATCATATCTTTAATTCTTTATAATTCGTTTAACATTTTTATGCTGAATAACTACTGTGCCGTTAGGTAGTGTATAATACTTAGTTTCACTCTGTTTTCTAATACTTCGCACATCATCCTCTATTTTTGAAAGGTCCACGCTTCCATTAGAATTAAGAGAAATATTCAATCCATCTGAGCTAGCAAATGCATTAAGATATTTATCTTCAAATGTTCCTTTATTTAGACTATTAATAACATCCGGAAGTATCTTTTTGTATTTCCTAGTTCGCTTCTTACTTATAATAGCAAGCGCTTCTCCACCTTCAGCTCTCATTCTATGCTTCTTCTTATTCTTTACGCCCAAATCAATATCATCGCCTGATGCATGAGAGCCTCCTTCCAAGAACTCAAGACCTCCTTCTCCATATTCATCAGATTGGCTTGCTGTTACTTGTTTAGCTTTAATTTTGGCTACTGCAAATGATGTCCACATTGTAGCAATAGCAGCTAATGCGAGAGCTGGGCCAACAATAGGAATTGAAGAGAATGAACTCCACAAATTAGCAGACGCTGTGACAAGCGAAGATGCCTGAGTAACAGTGTTCACTGCTTCTTGACGTTTTTGGGCTGCCTGCAGCATTTTTTGTTTTTCTTGCTGATTTTTCTTTTCTTGCTCTAATTCTTTTTTAGCAGTAGCTACGTTATTAGCATAGCCATTATTGCGAGCCTCAACCTCGGCATCATAAGCTTTTTGTGCAGCCTCTACTCGAGCCTCAGCTGCTTCTATAGCCTGTTCAGCTAATTCAACTTCGGCATCCATAATGGATTGAAGCTGTTCTATTACTATATTTACAGCATCTTTTAGGGCATCAATCTGGTCATCATCAAAGCCAAGTTTCTCAAGCAAAGTACCGCCTAAACCTTTTTTACCGATGTTTTTAATAAAGTCATCAAGCTCTGATAATTCACGGTCGATGCCTTTAACCGTTGCTTTAGCAGCATCAATCTGAGCTTGACTCCAATCTAATCCACCAGCTTCTGCTAAGCGTATTTGTTCTTGCCATCTAGCTTTTTCTTGTTCAAGCTTAAATCGAGTTATCTCAGTTTCACTGCGCTTAACTTCATTAAATACAGCTTCATCAAGAGCTTGTTGCTCATCGAAGCTTGACATATTAAAACTACCAACAGTAATAGCCTTTTGTTTATCAAAAGATGCATTTATAGCGCTTGTAGGTTGTCTTTTAGCTTCTGGTAACTGAGCATTCTTAAGTAATGCTATTTGTCTTTCTACATCTAATCGCTTTAATGAATTGCTGAGTTCTTCATAAGAACCTTTTTTTGATACTTCACCTTCTAATTCTAACAACTCTAATAGCTGTTCAGCTTTTTGTATTTCTACATCTATATTGAGCAAATCTAGACTTAGAGTTAAGCCTTTTTGCTTGTTCTTTATAGCATTTTCTATATCATCTAGTGCTTTGATAGCTGTTTCTTTTTGGCTTTCTGTAAGCTTTTTATATTTTTCGTCTTGACCATTCAGTATTTTTTGGATTCTAGAATATTTATAGTTTAAATCAGCTATTTCTTGATTGAATGATGCAAAGGCTTCAGCTCTGCGCTTCTTATTTTCATCCCTCTCAATCTCTGTACGGCTCTTTTGATATGCTTTTTCGGCTGCTAATGCCAGGTTATTTAGGCGGTCATCAGCGTCTCTTGGTGTACGACCTTTTTTATCTTTTTTGTGAGATTCTTCTAAGCCAATTTCTTTAAATAGAGCATCTGCTTGGTCTTCATAAAATTTCCATACGTTGAAATAGCTTTCAATTTCTTTTTCAAGAACATCTGCATCTTTTTGTAAACTTTCTACATTTCTCTGTCTCTGCTTTTTTAATCTAGTTTCAAGTGACAAATCAGAGTCTGGTCCAGAAATGCCGCCCCATAAAGCTTTAAAGTAATTTATAGTTTTGTCGAAAAAGCCGTACTCACGCACTTTTTCAAGTTCAGCTTTATTTTCTGCAACTAATAGTTTTTGGTATTGCTGGGACACAACATTCAGCGCAGCTTCTGCTTTAGCTCTTGCTTTATATGCGGTCACTACAGATTCAGTATTATCTACAAAAGCATTATTAGCGTCATTTATACTATCAATGGTGATGCCTAATTTACTGAACTCTTTTTCATTATCTTTAATCCACTGTGTTTGTGCTTTTATATTATCCCCTAAATCTTTCCAATTTTCAGATAATCTTCTTAATACTGCTATCTGCTGGCCATAAGACCCTGTAGACCCTTTTCCTAGTTCATCATTTAAGTCCTCTAAAGCATCTTCAAAAGATTTAGCTGCATCTCTCCCTGCAAACGTCCTATCAATCCATGTAATGATTTTTTTACCGTACATAGAGAATACAGTAAGTAAAACTACTAGTGCTGTATTCCAACTAAACAGTGATTTTACAATTGACTTTGTTACGCTTACAGTTTCTTTACCTTCTGCTCTCAGTAATTCATTTTTCTTTCTTAGTCTGTTAATTTCATCAACTACCATAGGTATATTATTCGATATACCTAAGAAGAATGTATTAAGCGATACAGCTGCAGCAGGTAATTCTCGTACTACTTGAGAAATAGAAATGCCTAAGCCATCCCATGTTTTTTGGTAATGACCTACAGACAATTTATAATTACCTGTCGCTTCTTGCAATTTTATCATCTGCTGATAAATTGCATTTGTTTCAGCTTCAAGCTTTTTACCAGAGTCAGCAGCTTCTCTCTCAGCTGCAGACATCTGATTAAGTCGTATTTTATTTAATGCATATTGAGCTGAAAGTCTATTATAAGAACCTTCTGCAGAATTAGCAATTGTAGCTTGTAATTGAGCAATCTGATTTGCTTCTCGTATTTGAGTTGAATAGAGTTTAAGCTGCTGATTTTCTTCTGACTGAGCATAGGCAAGTTTCTCTTGAGCCTGAGCTAATGGGTCTACTGTAGCTTTCTGCTGTTTTCTAGCAGAAGTAAGCTCAGCAATCTTAGCTTTTAACTCAAGTAATCTTTTACCTTCATCTGACTGTAAATAAGCTAATCTTTGCTCTGCCTTTTCTACTTCAGACAGAGTTTGGATATGAGGCTTCATTTGGTCATCAAGGGCCTTAATCTGATTTTTCAAATTAAGAATATTATTAAGTAGCTGTTGCCCCATTTCGCTATCTGCCCTTTCAGCCGCAGTTAAAGACTTATATAGCTCAACTGTTTGCTTTAGGTCAGACTTAAGACGGTCATAAGAAGATATAGCTTGCTGGATATAACGCTGCTGTTCTACAGTTGCTCTATTAGCATCTGAAGTTTGTGCTTTAAGCCAAGCAATCTGTTTACCTGTATCAGATAAAGCTAATTTAAGCTCATTCTGAGCTCTTTCAAGTCTTGACGTAGATGCTGTTGCTTCATCAATAGCTTTACGCCCTTCACTTGTAGCTCCACTAGCAGATTTAAGAGAATGCACAATCCTATCTGCACCTGCCCTGATAGCATTTACCATTGTCTCGTATGACTGATTGAGCTCGCCAAGTTGCTTGACAAGCTTTTCAATCGAGTCATCCGGCTCAATTATATCGCTATATTTTATCTTATCGTCTTCAGCCATAATTATTTCCTTTTATGCCGTTTAACACTCTTGCTTTCTGCTTCTAATTGCTGTTTTATATTATCAACAGCATTATAGAATTGAAGTACTGTCATCTTTTTAGCGTCCATGCTTGTTTTTTGAGCTATCAAAAGGCAAGTACTTTCAAACTGCTTATCATATTTTATTTCAACAGACTCACTTCCTATGTATGATTTTGGAGAATGCATATTAAGCATTATCATATCTATGGTTTCTATCTGTTCAGAGTTATCTGTGTCATTTATCATAGAGTCCAACACAAGAAGTGTTCTTTGCTTTAACTTATCGTATGCATCTTTTTCCTTTGGATTTACAAAATCTCCTGGAAAGTACATTTCAAGTTCGGTGGTTACTTTTTTTTTAAGCCAAGTCAAAAAGTCTATAATCTTTGAATGCTTTATTTCTTTAAGCCTGGCCAATATGTTTTTAAGTCCATCATCTGACAAATCATTAACTTCTTCACCGTCTATGCTGTGGATAAGAGCTGCAAAAGCTAAATACCTTGGTGAAATTTCGTTGTTCACCATATACATATTTTGCCTCATGTTTTGCAGTTCTTGCAAAGCTTTTTTGGCATTATTGCTTTTAATGAATTTAGCAACACGGGTTATATGGGCATCAATATCATCTGCATCTGAGCCAATTCCAGAGTCTATAAGCAAATACTTATTGTACTTCTGAAAATTTACAATAGGCATTTCATCTATGCTGTCATATACCCGTACGACTTTTTTATTTACTATCAGGTTTTTCATATTAAAATTCGCGTTATAGGGGTTGATATGATAGGAATAAGTATAATACTCATCTCATTAAAGAAAATAGCGAGAATGATAGCGAGAATAAGCGACGTCCAAAAGCTTAAGCAAAAGTCACAATCGAATAATTGAGAAATAAGCTTAGGAGCTCTGGTAATTATCTCATCGCGCACACCGAGTTTTCCAATTAGCAAAATAGCAAATGCTGCTGCTAAAGCTATATATATTAAAGCCGAAAGCATTGTTATAAAATATACCGTTGACATAATTCTCTAGTTGTTAAAGTAAATTCAATTCGTATTCCTGCATAAGGGTACATGAAGAATTGTTTATCAATATCTTGTATACCTTCTCCTTTATAAGTATAGTTATTATAGATTTTCTCTATTGAATAGCCTTTATATATATTTTCAAAGCGCTCATATATATCATTTATAACAAGCTTACCAGTTGTAGTAATAAGACCCGGAGTAGTTAATACTCGCATAATTTCATCTTTTACTTCTTCTGTATGCATAACAGTTTCATCTTCATAAATACTGCTGAGGTCATACCAAAATATAATGGCTCCGCTGAAAGTATATTGTGGCAATGATTGAACTACTTCAGTAATCTTTTGTGGGTCATAAATATCAAACCATGAAAAATTGCCAAAGTTATCATTCGGTAAAAGTGACACATATTCTCCATTGCCGTTATACATCGCAGGATATATAAACTTATTACCATCTGGCCTATGTTCTACAAGCTTATATGCTCTACCAAATGCACAATTAAGCCACTTAAGTCTGTTCATAAGTGACTTTTGCATATCCTGTAATATCTTATCAAGCAATACAGGGTCTTCCTTAAATCTTATTTGTACTGAGTTTTCCTTCATTTCCTTATTGCCTGTTTTAATCGTTTAACTAATTCTTTTCTTATGTGAGAACGAATTATTCTGGTAAAATTTTTATCTGTTAAGCGAAAAATCTCTTCACCATATTTCTCAATAAGTTCAGGTGTTTTTTCATCACTCGCAGTCACATAAAAACCTTCTGAGTCAAATACTACAAACATAGACTCATGAAAAGCACCCGTATCTCGCAATGTGACCCTTGTAGTAGGCTGACCTTTTTTCTTTTTTATTTGTATGGTTTTAGGCTTGTATGGCATATAATCCATTATCTTTTCACCTCTACCGTTGATACCACGACGATATAACTGGTCATCTGCTATAGCTGATACTATTACGTCTTCTTTGTCACGCACAATATCTTCTAATAGCATAGGCAAGCTATCCTTAAAACTTCGCAACCTATATTCCAGATTGCGGAGTGTCGCGTTATATCGTTTTACAGCCATATTTATACAGTTCTATATTTAATGCCATTGTTTCGACATGGCAAACATACTCTATCAATTCCAGAAGTACTTAGCTTAATGGCCTTGAAAGCCATATCTAGCTGATAACTTAAACCTGATTTTTTCATAGAAGAAGAGTCACCATCTACTTCATATAATATATCAAGTCGAGAAGCATTGATTGAATGCCTATTTGTCCTTACGTTAGAGTTATATGCAAATTCGCGTAACATATCTACAGCTACCTGCTTAGCTATGACATCTTGGAACATCATTCTCTGTTCAATTATAAAATCTGTAATATCACAGCTTACAGTAACTTCTAAATTTAATCCGTAGTTGTTATCATAAGTATATTGATTATTTTCAACATCCCATAGATGAAGTGGGCACTTTGCAAAATCTTCGTTAAAGTCATCATTGAAATTAACTGCATCTATAAGTTCTTCATTTACAAAAAATGGATGAATTTCAAGATGCTTAGACCATGCCATCCAAGCAAGTAATTCTCTACGTGAGCATGAACCGCAAGGCTCTTTTGACCAGTCTTTATTTTTTCTAATAGCTTGACTTCCCTCTGGAAGTTCAGACTGAAAATAGCACAAATACCAACTTCCTCCTGCATCATTATCTTCACTTTGATATGGCAAATAGAGGTCATCGACTGTAAACCATTCAGCACTATTATCTCGTATCTTATTAAGCTTTATAATCTTTACTGGAGCATCCATACTTGAATGCATAAGATACAAAGTATATTCTCCAGCTTTAGTAAACTGAAGGCATATTTTATTTATCTTTGTGGTTACACCTTTTGCTCTTACTGGTACAATTTCAAAGCCAACTAAGTTTTTCTTATTCTTTACAGTATCTACTAATCTACCTGTTCCATCAAACAAAGTACGACTTTCGCATAATGGCTTATTTGTCCCTTCTATCGTTTTTTCATTGCAGTATCTAGCAATAGCCTTTTGAATGCTTGCTTTTGTTTTGCTCTCGAGCCATTCAGAAAATAAATTGGTTTCAACCCAATACTCAGACTCAATATCGGGCTGTTTTCCTTGTGCTTTTTGAAGCGCTTTATATCGTGTTCCTTGATAATCAACTACATTGCCTTTGCTATATTCCTTTTCAGAATTGTATTCTGGAAAAGTAATATTCTTAAAATCCGGAGCAATACATGACATATTCTGCAAAGTCAGCAAAGGATGAATTTGTTGAAAATATAGGCCACTTTCACTCACGGTTAAAGCATCAGATATTTTTAAGTCTGATGTATCATAATTCTGCTCCCACCCAATAAGATGTAACAGCTTTTCTTGTATATCATTGGCTCTAACCATAATTCTTAATTTTTAATGAAAAATAGGAGGCCACTATCGCCTAGTGGCTCAGTGTGCCTCCTACCAAAGCTAATAACAACTCAAAGATTTGCTATCGGTATTCGCTAAACTTAAACTACTGTTTTAGTATTAACTGGACTTTTTTCAGAGTTAACTACTACAACTGGCTTAGCATAAGCAGCATCCTCGCTTGATACGTTGAATGCCAGAATAGGACTTGCCAAAGTGCTAGGTGCACTGTTATGTGCAGTCAAGAAGGCCACGTCAACAGCAAAACCATAGTGCTCTTTGCGCGTACGAGTCATATCAGCAGTAGCGGCTCCTGCAATAGTATTGTAATCACCTACAGAATCGTAGAAATATGTACCAACAGGCATGTTCAGCAAAGGCAAAGTAGCAATATCCCACTCATGGCCGTCACCGGAAACAGTTCCAAGCAAGCAGTCACGCTCGAAGCGGGTCAACATTCCAAGAGAGCCGGCATTTACAGCGTAACCCTGAGCATACTTACCTTCAGCAGCTGCGATATTGTTCGTCAAGTGAACAATTTTTGTGCCAAATTCATTCTGCTTGTTTACGTCATTGTAAAGACCGTGCTGCTGCGACTTACGCATGATAGACTCAACACCAGGGTCACCTACAAGATGCAACTGGCCATAGAAGTCATTTGCTCCCATCATAACTTCAAGGTCACCAAATACGTTTTCACGCTCAGTCCACTTTGCGTTGATGGCATTAGAAGACCAGTCATACAGCAGCGGGTTTTTCAAAACCTGTGTTTTGTTGGCTGCAAGAGTAGCAAGAGCGGCTTCATCAAGCTTTTTCGCAAAAGCATAGATGTACTTCATCATCTTGGTTTCAAAGTCCTTCTGAATGCCAATTTCGTTGTTCATGTACATTGCCGGAGCAATAGTAAATCCCCATGCATAAGTGGCAAATGTGATTTGAACCATCTTAGAAGTGTTTTCACTGTCGGCGATTGCCACGGTGCGAGTACTACCAATAGTAATATCAGCATCGTAGTCAATTACCGGAGTTTCCAGCGTGTTACCGATAGAGGTCCTTGCTTTTTGCTTCAGTTCCTCAGTGAGGATGCCAGTAGGGTCTTCAGACTGCACCATAAAAGCGTTCAGCGCACCGTACCTACTGGGGCGATACTCAAACTTATCAAGGTTAGAGTTCGCACGGATGTTCTGGATACGTGTTAAAACTAGACTCATAACTTTTAAGTTTTTTAATTGTTAATATTTATGCTAATATGGTGCATTACCCTTTTACGCCTCATAGCATTTTTTCGTTTATCTCTTAGGATGTGCCATTTTATCTAATAGGCAAACTTGCCACATTGTTTTCAGTTCTCAGTTGCATTGACTGGTCTGCAAATTCCTGTGAGTCACGGGTTAAACCATTTGCGAGCAGATGTGCCTCAATGGCTTTATCGGCCTCAACTTGGCTCTTGATGCCAGACAAATCAAGTGTTCCACCTGTTCCGCCTGAACCAGACCCAAAGCCTCCTGTTCCACCGCCTGCCTGCTGACGACCTGTATCGATTACATCTTTAAGCGATGTTTCCATTACAAGCTCCTGCATTGTGTAAGGATTAAGATTATTCTTCGGATTGTTAAGGATATTACCATCCGCACCGCGAATAACAAGTTTCTTTCCTCCTTGGCCGTCCTCTATGAAATCAGGAGTACCTTTTGCAAGGACTTCTGCTTTTGCAGCGTTGAGCAGTGTCTTCTGAATAGGCTCAGTAATACCACTCTTAAACTTAAGACCTGCTGTAGCAGCTTGAAAAGCATAATCTACATGCGTGTCCTTAATAGTTTTATCAAACTCTGCCTTTTTGGTATTGAACTCAGTTTCCTTTGTCTGAAGTTGAGTTTGAAGCTGAGTTACTTGAGCTTTAGCATCTTTCAGCTGTTGTTTCAAAGTTTCATCGCCAGCTCCTTTTTCAAGTTTAGACTGGAGCTCTGCAACCTGTGCCTGAGCAGCAGTAAGCTGAGTTTGAATTGTTTTCACAGACTCTGCTTTAGTTTTGTACTCACCAAGTACGCGCTTAGCATAGTCATAACTTTTTTCACCATCTTTCTTTTTAATACCTGTAATGCCAAGAATATCAGCATCATACTGACCGTGCAATGCACCGATTTTAGTACCAATAACAGTATTCTCATCATTTCTTGACATCTCAGCAATTGCATTCAGCTGGTCATCTGTAAGACCTGTTAAAGCTGAACTTTGTCGTAGCATCTCAATTGTTAACATATAGCTTTGTTTTTATTGTTAATTACTTTTGTACTAACTCTGCAGCATCTCCGTATGGGTCATGCAAGGCCGCCATAATGGTATAACCAAGGCCTTTATACGTTTTCTTGAAAAGCTGCCACTCTGCGAATGTGAACATTTGAGTATATGCTGGTGACTCTTCTTTGCCAGTCATTGGATTAAACCTACGACCACGCACAATTGACAAGTGCACCATCTTCTCAGTACCCGGCTTAGGAGTATAACCACTCTTAGCCTGTGTTTTTGATGCCGATGATTTTTCTTCAATGATATCATCAACATCCACTAGGAAAAGAACTACCTCGTCAAGCTCTTCCTGTAAGTCGCTTGTCCAAGCTTTTCCGCCTTTAGCCTTAGCAGCTTCTAGTTCTGCTTTACGCTCTACAGCCTTTTTCTTATAAGACTTAACATCCTCAAGACTGAGTGCCTGTAGTTGCTGAAGTTCCAATTTCTGTAACATATTCCAAAAGTTTTTTGTTTATAATATCTATTTTTTCTCTCATTGGCTTATTTGAAGCAAACTCAATTATATTAATGTTCTCACGTTCAAATTTTTCGACTAAAGTACTAAAATTTATTTTAAGCTTTACCAAATTTTCATTTAATAACTCTTTTTCATACAATTTTAACACTTCATCCGGCGTTTTATGTGGATATGGCTCCAATTGCTTTAAGATAAGCATTCTCTGAAGTACCAAAGGATTGTTACGATACTCAACCTCAAGAATTTGTTGCGATATAGCATCTAGTTCTGAGTTAGACGCACCATTCTCCTTTGCTTGTTTGTACTTAGAATATAGCTCTGTTACTGTGAAAACGTAAAACTCTGTACCCCAGTTTACAGAAGATGATATGAAAGCACCTCCATACCTGAGTTTGCAAACAGTATCTTCGACAAATTTCTGTGCCAATTCAAAGTTGGTCTTTAAGGCATTGAGAACTGAGGTTTTGCTTTCAAAGTTAGCAGTTACCTGAGTTTCATTGATAGCTTCTTTTTCACTTACAGTACCACCTGAACCAACAACAGAAATTACAATTTCATTTTTAAGCCTTGCACACTCATTGACATTATAGTCAAGTGAGTCTTTATCGATAGTAGTTATCTGAACAGGATTACGCATATCTGCGACACCTTCAGATTGATTTGGTATAGGAACTTCTAAGAATGAGCCAGGACCAGCTATACGCTTTTCGCTACAGCAAGGACACTTTTCAACTGTTCCATCATTGAGAATTTTATACTCGCCTTTTGCATTGCGTAGAAAACCTCCATCGCAGTAATCACCAGTCTCATTATTCTCAAAATTACAATCAGCTTCATACGCACTATATATAGGATAAGGTGCATACAAGTCTAAATGCTGCTTCGAAATAGAGAAGAACAAATACCAATCAAGATTTGACAGCTCTTTTGTAATTGGATTTTTCTTAAGGTCTTTATTTTTCTCATTGAGTTGTGTTGACCAAAAGAACCGAGCTGGGCAATATCCTAAATCGTGCTTTGCCTCTGAAATAAGTGACTGAATTTCATTTTTCTCATTCAGCTGATATACTCTTATAGAAGTATCATCAAATACAGCTATTCGATGTTCCGGCTGTTTGAAAATAAGCCACTCAAACTGATTTTCATCAAGTTTAGAAGTCTGGTAATCGATTACAGCATCAATCTCAAGCCAATAAAAATATGGCTCTGGGCGCAAAGATATTTGTACTTGAGGAAGGTCTACTACCAAAATACTATTTGGCGATACCTGCATTCTCTTCCATCCAGTTGTCTTCCACACCTCTGGCTCATTGAGGTTATTCTTTTTATACTGAGACCAATCCTCTGCAAGCTCTGAGTCTGTAAACTGGTATGAGCTTGATGAGTTACGACTATAGAAAACCCTTTCGAGTTCTCTATAGACGTCCTCAACTACAGCAGGTGTGGGCAACGGAAATTTGAACAGATGAAGGAATATGTTGAATTTATCCTTCGGAAGCAACTGTCTTACCCAATCAAGGAATATAGTCGTAGGTTGGTTAATATCAGATACAGCAATATTCGTCTCAGTATGAAATCTAAGACGGCGCTGCATATTTACAGCTTTCTGAATAGTCTGACGTTTAGTCGGCTTTTGCAGAATTTGCTTTATTTGATTTAACTCTAAGGCCATTTTCTTCGTCGTAAGTATAATTGCTATCTTTAGGTAATTCCCACCCACCATTTATGGCTGTGCCCATATCAAGCAGGCGTTCGGCATGCTGAATGCCAAACTCCTGCCTCATATTGTACTTAGGCACAACCAATGTTACTGTTTGTTCTTTTTTCTTTCTCACAACTGAAAGTTTTAAGCCCCAACAGAAGCAGCATTAACCCAATCTGTAAGAGGATTGAAGTCCAACGTTTCACGCTTAATGATGTAGAAGTTATCGCTCCAGTTAGGATAGAATGACCATTCAATGGTATTGCTGTCCGGCTCTTCAAAACCACCAAGCTTCTTGTCGCCAACAAAGAACTTACCAATAGGAATTGGGAAGTATGCTGTAGGCTTATCCTGGTCATCTACCAAACAGCCAATGTTGCCGTTTTCATCAATCAGCCAAACGCCAATCTCTTCGCACATATACTGTTTCAGCTGTGCAATTGTCTTCTGACTTTCCTGATAGATAGTGGCAGAGAACGTTGTCGGCTCACGGCCAATTGTAATCTCAATACCTCCAAGTGTCTGGTTACCACCGCCGAATGTACGAGCTGCACCAGGCTCAGAAGTAGGTCCTTGAATATACGGAGAAACTGTCATTTTAGAACCATCAGCCGCAGAAAACAAGGTAGAAAACGATGCTTTCTTAGTCGGGTCAGTGACAGAGTTCTTCGTTCCAGCTGTCTTATAGATGCGCTGGAATGCAACTTTTTGAACTTGCCCCATACTCTCCTTGCATTCAGCAATCTCAAGGTCGGCGATATGAGCACCGGCAGGGCATCCACAGTTTAATCCCATATTATTTATGTTTTTAATGTTAATACTACCGAGCAGCTACCCTTAACTTGCATCGAATTACCTGTATTTTTGCTTCAAATTGACTTCTCCACAGTGTAAATATACTAAATTTCTTTATAAGTTGTACCGCTTTTAACATTTTTTATAGAGGTATTTTTTATCTCACGTTCTCGCATTATATTTATTCAAGGCTTATAATTTAGTCATTCATATATAATTAGAAAGCCTAGAAATTACGAGAATAATGCGAGAATATGAATTTAACCTAATCTTTTTATAGCTTCATACACATTTGGCTTAAGCTTATCCTTATATTTTTCAGCTATTTCTAATATGTATTCTTTCCTCGCTTGGTTATAAGCTTCAGCAGCAGAATCTACATCCTTAAAATAACCTATAAGCTTAATTTTTCCTTCAATGGATATTTCAGCACTATACCTATTTCCATACTTTCTATATTTTACTCCTCTCGGTAAATTTGATTTTCGCTTTTTATTCTTTGCAAATAATAAATTTATAATTCTTGGCACAAAGCTACATGCTTCTGGAGAATATACTTTATTGCCTTTAATATAGTTTTCATCAAGCCACTTTTTGAAGTTAGAAAAATACTTCCATTCTTCACATACAGAGCAATCAGCATAAGCCTTAAATTTCTCTTCATGGCCAGGCCTATAGCATCTATATATTATGCCAGTCCATGTTTTATATGCTTGAGTTAATTCTGCTTTGCCATTCTCGTCTTTAACAAAAGTAAGTTCTGGTACATCATTTATACCAAAGCCGCAAATAGTTCCTCTTTCAAATTTCATACGTTTCTAAGTTTTATTTTTCTGTCCATTGATTTACGACTTCTCATCTCTATTACACCGGTTAATGCATCTGGAGCGTCATCGTGGGTTGATTTTCGCTTATTATCTTTACGATAAGTTGTAATAGCATTATAAAATTCACGCCATTTCTTATCCCAGTTTGCAGGAAATGCAACATCTGAGTTAACAAGGGCTGAATTTGAAAAAATGCGAGCGGCCTTATTTTTTGTCTGCGTAAAAGTATGTATTACCGTTTTGAAATTATGTAGCCCCGCTCTTACTTTAGATTTTACATTTCTAGCAAATTGCCTACCACCATTATTGGACTCTATTAAGCATTCAGATATACTGTTTTCTGTGAGCATTTTGGCCAATAATACTTCGGTTTTTTCCATTGGCTCTTGCGTGTATAATATATCTATAACATATATAAGTTCTGGAGTGTTTATAAAGCAAATTGCACACAGATAATCAGAACCAGTATCAGCAGTATCAACATAGCACCATCTTTGTGAAGCCTCATGACCAGATGGCAATTCTATATTTTGATATGTTCTAAACTCATGATACATAAGGCCCTCGGTAGGAATTGGATTTTGCATATACTGCGTCTCAAATACTACCGGGTTAATCTCTCGTAGTTTATATAGCTCCTCAAGATTGTGCTTCATTGGCCAAAGAGCGCATTCTTCTCCTGTCTCAGGGTCTATTTGTATAACTGGAAGTGATAAAATGGTCCATGCGTCTGGCTCTATCTCTTGTAAATAGCCACAGAGGTCATGCTCATGTAATCTTTGCATTATGATAATGATAGGTGTCCTGCGTGAGTTAACACGATTACGTATTGTATTTTCAAAACGTTGGTTTATGCGCTCTCGTATAAGGTCAGATGCTGCATCGTCGGCTTTCAGGGGATCATCAATCATAATCGCGCCTTGAAATATATTGGTTTTAGCATCTATCATTTTAAGCATTTCATTCGTGTGGTCATCGAAAACAAATATATCATTGCCTCCATCCATTTTATCTATTTCTTCATCTACTGCTCCAGCACCAAAACCTGTGACCTGGCCTTGTGTTGACACTGCATAGAGTTCTCCGCCTGCTTTAGTTTTCCATCTCTTAGCCGAGCCTTTCTCAGATGCAAGAGCTGAATTAGGAAAGAGCATTTTATATAGTTCTTCACTCATTATATTACGTACGGTATCTGAATTGTCATTCACAAGTATATCTGAATAAGACAAATGCAAAAATCGACACCGAGGATTTAAGGCAAAACACCAGCTTATAAATGATTTGATAACAAGTTCTGTTTTACCATATCGTGGTGCGATATTGATAATAAGGCGCGTAATTTTACCATCTACAACATCTTGTAAAGCCTCAAATATCTTTTTATGATGCTCAGCCACAATAAATGAGCGCTTATATTGGGCCTTAAACAATAGTTTAGTATACTTTTCAAATGACGTCAGAGCCTCAAGACGTAACATTTCCACAGGATTTACAGTTCCGGGCTTTGTGGCATCTAACGCTGTTTCTTGCATTTCTTTAAGTGACTTCATTGTTATATTTCTTTTTTCGTAGTATATCCTAATTCTTTTTCTGCTATTTCTCTTGCTTTTACAGCATCTTCAAACTTTGCATAATAGCCTAGATGTATATTTTTGCTATTATATTTTATAGTAGCTTTCCATTTATTATTAGCCTCAGCAAAGCTGACACCACTAACTCCTGATGTATTATGGCTATATAACTTATGGTTTCTTGTATTTTTAGCATTTGATACGGCTCTTAAGTTTTTTATAGCATTATTAAGCTTATTGCCATCTATATGGTCTATTTGGTATGCTTCAATTGGTGGCCATTGCCCATAAAAATAAAACCATGCAAGCCTATGAGCTCTATAGATATATTTTCCTACTTTTATAAGCAAATATCCATTTTTATTTAAGGAACCTGCTATATCTCCAGGCTTTACAGCTCTAGATGCTCTTATTTTCCATATAAATGTTCCTGATTCTGGTTCATACTCAAGAACTTTAGTAAGTATTCATGTGAAAGAGCTTTTTCTCTTTCAATCATTCTTTCTATTCGTTTATCCATCTTTATTTTAATTTATTAAGTTTTCACGTATAATCAGATACGCTTCACGACTTACAGGCACATTGGGAATAATACCTGTTTGGAGTTGTTGCTGCTCTGGTAGATTAAGTTGCATTTGGCCTTTTCCAAACACACGATCCCAAAGCTTCTCAACTGTTTCTATATTGCCAAGTTTTGCATCTTCTTGCAAGCGCTTTATAACTGTTTTGATAACGATTGGTATCTTTTTATTGTTATACAGAGCTGCAAGTTGTGCCTCATTGCATGTTAATAAACAAGCCAATAAATTAGCCGTGTCTTGCTTTGTAAGCTGAACACTTAAATTGATATTAAGGCTAGTAAGAAGCTTTGTTATTTCAGGCCTTGATGCTCCTTGTAACTGAAGTGCTGAGCGTATAGCTGATGAATATGAACCTCTGCCCGAGTTATGGCGTTCTGCTAACTCAGTTGCTTTAAGCGGCTCTACAGTCTGAGCCTCAAGTGCCTCAATAGCCTCAACTCGTTTTTGCTGCTCCACGATACGTTTGGCTTGAAACTCAGTTTGGCCATCTGGTATTTCTTCCACGCCGAGTTTTTCTGCTAATGATTGACGCTTTTCTTGTTTAACTTGAAGATTTTTAAGCTTCTGCTTTTCAAGATATTTAATACGAGCCAATTCTTTTGCATCTTGTTTTGATTTGATGCGCGTGGCCTCTTGTTCTACAAGCTTAGATGTATCTGGATTAGACATTCCAGGAACTATTGGCCTGTTTGGCAATATATCTGCTAATTTCTGTGCTATTTTATCTGTTTTCATATCAATTTCTTTTTAATCTGAATATCTCCATAAGCGTTTATAAGCTGTATTTAATCTGCCACTACAGCATGCGGCTATATTACTGGCATTTAAGCTATAATGCCTTGCCGCGGCTGTAATAGAAGGCCATTCTGCCACTTCTGTATAACCTTTGCCTTTTTCATAGGTATATTCTTTTATAGGTCTTGCATTAGAAGCTAATACTACTTTTTCATATTTATCTCCTATTTGGCCGCGCACAAGTCTTATATACTCCTTTTCTTCTTCATACCTATTGCCGGCCATATATATTTTATTAAAGCCATAAGGCTCATAGCAGCTATTTAATAATATAGTTTTATACTTAAGCTTAAATAAAGCATCTAATGTATATTCGCTTGGCTCCTTTATAGATACATATAGTGTGTTACTATATTTCATTGACTCTTTTAGAAGTACATTTTGTTTTATGCTATCGTCTAATACAGAATTTATAAATCTTCTCAATTCTGTTTTTACTGATAACATAATTGTGTGACCTACATACACCCTATTATCATATTCAAATTCAATGATAAATATCGCGAATTTAGATGTGAGGTTATCAGGGCTATCGGCCTCGATTTTTTTATTGCATATTTCTAGCATAGCTGTGAATTTTTATTTTATAGTGCAAATATACAAAATATAATTCAAACGACATATATTTTGGTCGTTAAAAATATCATTTTGGTAATTTTTCTTGCGAGAATAGAAAATAAATACAAGATAGTTTATGTTTATTCTTTGTTTATTTTTTGTTTATCGCGCAAGCTACTGATTTTCAATGAGTTAGAATGAAATAAACAAAATAAATAAAAATCTAATCTTCCTATATATCCTATTATTAGTTTGATAGTTTCTGATAAGCCTATTATTAGCTCTATAAAATACTATCAAATCATATTTTATAGTCTACTAGATAATTATTGTTTATATTGTTTATTTATATCTAACTCATTGAAAATCAATCACTTATCGAGAAACAATGCATTGTTTACATTGTTTACATTGTTTCTCTTGCGAGAATATCATTTTGCCAATTCCCTATTAAGTCTAAGGGCCTAGATAGATATTTGCGAGAATGTATGCGAGAATGAGAATTTATGAGCCTCTGGGCCTTGCTCATACTTATATATGATTTGAATCCCAATTTGCGAGAATGATTTGAAGCCAAAAAATTTTCTGCCTATGGACATGGCTCTATATACTATATATAAGGGGCACCTAGGCACTGCGGCAGGGGGCCTAATTTCCACGCGGGGCAAAATTCTCAAAATAAAAAATTTATTTGGTTAAAAAGCATTAAGTCTGGCAGCCTCATTCGTTAATTATGAGCCTCATTCGTTAATTATGGTTTAATTCGTTAAGAAGCATTAAGGCTATGAGCCTCATTCGTTAATTATGGTTTAATTCGTTAATTATGAGCCTCTCCTTCAATAACTTTCAGGTTCCAAGCATTAAGGCTATGAGCCTCTCCTCCAGCAAGGCTTAACGAAAATTTAACACTTCATAACCAAATATATTTTCAAGTTCTAAGCTATGAGCCTGACAGCCTCAGCTCCAATAAGGCTTAACGAAAATTTAACACTCCATAACCGAATATATTTTCAGGTTCCAATTATTTTATTAGCCGACAGGTATAAAATTATTATTTTAGTTTATTAACGAAACAACCAGGAAACTTAATACAATTTAACTCATAAACTTTTTATATGTTATTTATTTTACAGGTTATATAGCCGATATTTTTTAATATTTATATCCAGGTTTCTTAACACTTTTTTAATATATAAATTTTATAGCCGATAAAATTATTATTATATTAGCATATCGAAAATAAGCCGGATATATATAATAATTTATTTAACGGTTATTAACAAATATCCAATATTTATTAACTAAATAAATTTTTCCGGTTAAAATAAAATTGGTATATTAGCAATATAAATAAAACGGAAATATGAATAATTAAAATATAACAGTAATGAAAATTAACAGAAATTATCGTTTCGTCCTGACAGTTCTGGACAACGAGAAAATTAACGCGGGAGAAATCCGTATTGACAGCTGTGCTGTAACCGGCGAGAGGATGTTTGCCAGCGAATGCCATTATTATGCCGAAAAAAATATTTTGGAATGCCTGAAAGAGGCCGACAAAAGAAATGACCTAAGCGGTTATTACGGCCATACGTACTGCATTTATAAGGAAAACAAGTCGAAAAAGGAAACAACCGAACGGGAGGAGGACGGCAAGAAAATTGTCGAAACGAGAGAAATACCGGGAGAGGCAATGCTGCTCGAAATAATAACCGTAGACGAAAACGGCGTAAATATCCGCTGATGCGGATATAAGAGCTGTCAGAAGTATTGGCATGATGGAGCCGAGTGCATTGAGATACAAATAAGCCATTCAGGCGATGCGGCAAGATACGTGAGCACAATCATGTTCACAGTAAAGGACTCAGAGGTCACGACGAGCAGAAACAAATCGATAAAATGCGAGAGCTTTACGATTTGTTGCCGGTTAAACCTGAGTGGCTCATAAGAGAACAAATTGATGAATATGCAGCAAGAATGAACGTAAAATAGCCAACATTATTTAACGAAAAAAGTTCTTAAAGCAGTAACCAGATTAAAATAAAAGTAGTATATTTGCATATACTTAAAAAGATATGGCGATAGCCAAAATAACTAAAAAGATATGGCGATAGCCAAAATAACTAAAAAGATATGGCGATAGCCAAAAT